CCCGCCACGGGGGATAAGAGTAGCAGTACCCGACTTGAAGAAGCCCCACACCACAAAAATAATAGACTTTTCCGTGGTACAGTAGGTAATGTCTACTTGAATGCCTTGTCGAAGAAGAGCCTCGATGAAAGGGTGAACAAGAGTGTCCTTTGACTCACTCACCTGGGACCTCCTTGATCCCAAACAAATGGCAGAATCGATCGAACATATCCTTGTTAGAGAAGAATACAAAGTTATTGGATTCTTCTACCCAGCCCACTGTGTCATTGTCGAAGTCACGGATCGGGTCTAGAGCTGCATCACATCCGTAAAAGTTCTTGATGTAGGATTCGTAGGCTCCTGACGCGATGTCCTTGGCTCGTTCTACGTAAAGACTGTGCCTCACCTTAGGAGCGATTCCCCAGATAGTCACGTCCTCAGGAGAAGGGGCCTTCTCTCCCTTTTTCAGGTACTTTCTAAGGGAGTTCAGCTTACGCTGACTTGGCGACAGACTAAAGGTGAAGGTCTGGAGTTGCCCGTCCTTTGCTCTAGAAGAAAGAGCGGAGAAGGTAGAGGAGAGCTGACCGAACTCATATTCCGCAGCTCCCATGTACTTCAAAGTACACACACTGTGGAGTAGATCCCATAGTTCGTCGCTACACGTGTGGAATCCGCCGAATGCACGGGCCACATCTTTGAGCTTGGATTTTTGGAGTGGAAGAGGGTTCTCCAGCTCCTGTACCAGGAAGGTGCTTGCTAGGTTCATGTCATCTACTATCAGAAGGGTTGTTCATCCTGGAAGAGACTTGGGTAGGAGAGGAAGGAACCCGCCGCCACTACCAAGACGCGGAGCCAAGAACGGAGCCATCTCTTCTACCTTATCCTTGAGGTGATCAGTTTCCGCCATAAAGGACTCGAAGGTGTCTTTCTCTCCGTACACTTGAGTGGACAGGTCTAGGTCATACGTCTCAATGACATACCTGGAAATAAGTAGACCCATCAGAGGGGCGCCACCGCTCATGCAGTCGTAGAAGTTATAGCCAATCCAGTGGGAAAGAGCTGTAACAGGATCTAGTTTAAGAAGGTCTACTGACACTTGAATGGACTTGGTGAACTTAACAAACCCGTCAATATCATGAGTAAGTTTGCTTACATTCTCGTCATAAACAGAACCCGCGTACATAGTTCGGATACCTTCTCTTTCGTCCACTTCTCTCGATAGGACAAGGTGAGGATCCATAAACGGTCCAGTGTTTAGACGAACACCTGCCTCTTTGGCTGCATTAATGATGCTCTCTTCACGGGAGATCTCTCTGTCAGAATAGAAAACCCACTCATCGTTGTTCGACATGTTAGAGAACTCGACGATGTTACGCCACTTTTTAGGTTTGGATAGCATACTTCTTTTTCCTACTTAGGAATTACAACGTGTATTTTTTCGAGACCAGCAGACTGTGCTCCCTTGAGACGGTGATGCCCGTCGATAAGAGTCATGTCTGAATCCACCAGAACTCCTGCTGTCCATGCCTTTTCTTTAACGAGGTAAGAATAGTGGTAGTCGCGAGCGGCACGCAGCTTTTCTTTGTTTGCGCGTACATCTTCGATGGGAACGAGTTTCGTATGCCACTTCTCTACAGAAGCAAGGCGCTCAAGAACATACCCGTACTCCATAAATAGAAGTCGGCGCACCCTATCCGCACTGCTTCCTGCCTGAAAGTACTGAGCGTCATCAGTAGCCTTAGAGACAAAATCGTGGGTGAAAGAAGTAGAAGAGACCTCTTCACCGTAGTACCCAGGAAGAATAGATACGTTAATATCACTCTTGTTGATCGACTTACGCATGTACAAGGAAAAGAACCGGAACAATAGGATCCTATCCAGCATAGACATTCCCTTAGTTCCGTAGAACGATCGAGTGGCCTCGTATGTGTTATAGGGGGACATTTCTTCCAAGTCCCACCCTACAACTCTAGTACACCTACACATGTAGTCACACTCTCCCGTGCAAGGAGAATATCGCACATCTAGGTTGATTGATCGTCTCCCACGAAGAGAGGAGTCGTTGAACTGCATGGTCATGTCAGCTACTATCGGAAGGGTTGTGGGCTACTGCTTCTTCTGTTTTTCCCACTTAGAGAAGACCAAGTCTGAAGATGTCCGAGCATCCAGATTCACGTGAGCATAGCAGCGGTAGGGAAAGGATTTAACCACAAAGGGAACGTCTTCATGTGGAATGCGAACTTCTCGTGTGGGGCACCACCCCGGTACTATGGCAGTATAATTATTTCTGCCCTTTGAATAGATACGAACTAGCTGACGGTACGTCTTAGGCACCAGGTACTTTTCCTTCTACCCAGTCCATGAGGTCCTTAGGCAGGCTCCGATACACAATCTCTTGTCCTTGGTCTCGTGCGTGGTCGATTCCGTACTTCATTCCACGGGATATCCCAAGGTCCTGATACACTACCGTCCGCAAAACTAGTTACCTCTGATTCTATCCCAGCTACGAAGAACAGTGCTTCTGACTTCATCCAATACACCAATGCCGCGAGTATTTTCATTATGAATAAGCATGAAGGAAAGACCTTGCTCCAGGGCATCATCAATAGCACGGTGGCTATGAGGCAACATGGATGCCCATCTACGGGGCCAGCTCCCTTTACCTGAGTGTAGGACGGTCTTTTTCCTCATGCCGGACACGTAGCTCCTCATGTCCAGACAACTAAATCCAAAAGGACTTCCCCCAGTAAACTTCTTCATGTACCAGTACATGAACGTAAAATCAAATCCGGAGGGGTAGCAAACCATTACCTTTTTACCAACAAAGGAGTTTACCCAGGTTACGTACTCAGTCATGGCAACAGAGGGGTCTACTCTATTTTGAAGTACGTACGCAAGGGCCTCTGGTTCCTTGTCCCAAAAGTTGACTGTAGTATCCACATCAGGGTAAGCGCCTGGAAGAGGTAGTGTGTTTCTCTCGAAAGATCCTACTACCTCACCTGACTCCCTGAAAACTACAGAAGCGAAAGAAAGCATAGAGTTCTGGCCAGGGAGAGGGCCGTCTGTTTCTATGTCAGTAGAGAAATATAGGACCTCATTCTTCGAATTACTCACAGATCTATACCTCTTCTACAATCCTATAATGGCATCCTCCCTTGAGGACTTTGACGTCTTGTCTTCCGCCTAAGATCACTCTGACTACTTTGCCATCGAGTGAGCCTGTGCACTGAGCTACTTCGCATAGTGCCTTAGAGAAGCATGCTGCATTGAATGTCCCATCATTACCGCCATAAATCTTGGTGGCACGCTCCATACAGAGCCTTATTATGTCATTCATTTATCATGCTTTCTTGAATCCTACCTAGTGTAAGAAAGTATGTCGGATGTAGAAGTCACTACTTCCATTCAGGGTAAGAGGACTTGATTGCGTTGTGTACTAACTTCCAAACACTGTATGCGTTTCTGGCATAGTCTTCGACTCTACCTACCCGTGTGGTTTTGATGTCGTTCCAAGATCGGGCAGGGTTAGAACCCTTTCTGGCAACCTTGACGTCGTAGTTGCCTCTTCTTCCGTGGGTGGTACCGTCATTGGCTATGTACATCCTGCCAATTTCGGAAACCTTTCCTGTTATGGCAGACCACAACTCTATCTTAACAACAATCATTCTCGTCTCAGAATATAAAATGGTGGGGCCGGTGGGATTCGAACCCACATGACTTATTAGGTCGGAAGATTTTAAGTCTCCTGCGTCAGCCAGTTGCGCCACGACCCCTAAACTTGTACTAAATGATACTAGCGCATCTACTCCGTTGTGTCCAGGCTTTTTACGTTAAAAGCAATGTCGGTCCACCTGCCCACTCTAGATCTACCTTTTGATTGGTCCTCCTCAAGCGCGATCCAACCAATAGAGGCAAGGGCATCCATAGCCCACACGTTAGGTGCCACACAGTGGGAGTACAGATAATAGTCAGGCTCGTCAGATTCAGGGTATTGGCTCGACACCGTACAATGGTGGGAAACCATACCAGCAAGGGCCAGAGCCATGTCCTCCCTGAACTTTTTATCTTGGCGTTCTTTTTGGTCTGTCATTCACTACAGCGATTCGTGTAAAGAAGCTCACTTTGACTCTAGTAGTCTGAGGGTCTTTTCCAGAAGCTCCAGGTTTTCCTTCTGGTCCTTACTGGTCTTCTGGATCATGACACGGATTCCCTCTGCTAGGGCATAGTTTGAAGGAGTATCAAAGAAGTACCCAGCACAATCTCTGTCGAACTCATCACCGTAAATGCGTAGCGCATCTCCGGGTGTGTAGCATGCTTCGTAGTCCGCTCGGGCGAAGAAAAACGGCATCCTTTTACCTCCAGGACCCGAGAGGGTCTCTACAGAGTAGTGGCCGCTCTCGTTGTTCCTCATAAGGCGGAAGGTTGCGATTTCCTGGTCTTCTTCCTCAAGGTTGTTTTCTACTTGGGTACTATTTTCTACGGTCATTTAATATTCTCCATCTTTATCTACAGATCGTGATTCACTCCTCTTCTTCCACAGAAGAGTGTTGACCTCATGCTTAGCATTTACATGATCAATCAGATGCCCCAAGATCGTGTCTAGGAAATCAAATTCCTCATTCTGGGCAGCTTCGTTTAGGAGCTGACTTACATCGTTAATGTCCATGTACGTGAGTTCTTTAATCTTATTAGGACGCACAAACAGGAGTGGGTGACTGTTTTTTGAATTCTTGTGGTCCTCTACTGCCTTAGACATACCATTGGAATACTCGCAGAGATCTTTGAGGAACAATGATGGGTCTCGGAGAATTTTACCTACGAAGAGAACAGGAGCATTTCTCCTGAAGATTGCCACAGGTACGTAACATTCTGCCGCATACATTTCCTGGTGGGAACCTTCTTCACAGAAAGGTCCGAACGTAACAACTGACTCTCCGTTTGCGTCCCATCCACCTTTGTCCCAGCAGGACCTGTATTCGAATATCTCTTGATGAGGTGTGTAGGCTCTCGTTAGGATACTAGGATCCGCCTTACCCTCACCGTAGTTTTCCTTATCGTACTCTTTGAGCATCTCTTCGTAAGGAAGGGCAGCGTCGTCCTTTGGAGTGAATAGCCAGACACTGTGGACTGCATCAGCTGCTTCGTCATCCCAGTACTGGGCAACGAAAAGAACACCCGTTTGTGCCTCCTCGTTGCCCTCGAATACCAAATCCGCGTATGCCTTTGCAGGACCCGTTAGCCACTTATTTCGAAGAATCTCTGCTTCTTCGACACTCATACTTCTATTCATGATCTGAACCAATCTACTTGTTGACTGCGTTGTTCTTGACTTAGCTTGTGCATGTAGCACTCTACTACAAGAGGAGTACCCTCTCTCATTTTTTCTTTAGCCCACATAAATCCGAAAGAACCATCCTCGGTCATCGGTTGGTGGGTGTCATGTCTCCCCTGGTTGGTGGACACGTGTACCTCGACAATGTTGTCGTAATCTTGAAGGGACTCCCACGTTTTCATCTCCATGGCCCCTTGCTCTAGTTGTATAAAAATGTGAGACACATCAACAACAAGAGGAAGATTTGCTCTCATTGCCTCTGTGACAGAGCCCTCTCCTTCTCCTGTACCCATCCCGTAAGATCCGTACATTGTTTCAAAAGATCGGTCCTGCTCCATCCACTCCGACGTAAGAGGACGTGTCGGGGGATGTACGGTGGCACCTTCCATAGCGACACACGTATTTCCTTCCCACACTTTTCTCTTTATTCTATCCCATTCAAATCCGTGGTGTACCAGGTAAGGAATGTTTTTATCGAGGAACTTTTCCTTAAAGTCTGATAGTGGAACGTTTCCTGGAGTGAGCTGGATCCCATCAGGAGACAAGGACATAAGGTCGTCCACGGCCTCCTCAGATCTTCTACCTTGTAGGCATGACAGCGCTAAGTACAGCATCACACAATCACAAATCTACTAGCGTCATAGACCCGGTCCCCTGCGGTGTCCCAGGGGTATACTGTGACCTCTTCACCTCGGAGGTTCCTGTATTTGGACCCAGCACTAACTAGCATCTTTCCTATTCCTCGTCTGCGCATTTTTCTCTCTACGTAGACACTCCCTATCCTGTTTTGAGGGGAGTTTTTAATAATGCAGAACCAGCCCACAATGGTTCGGCTGTTATCCTCAGCCACCCAAACGTGCTCTATCTTACCTGAGTAAAGAGATTCATACATCAACGAATGATCTCGCCCCCATCCTCCGTTCGTTAGGAACCGGAGGCGGTTGTGCACAACAGGGTCGTTATACACCCGTTTGAGTGAAATCTTTCGTACTTTGATAGACACAGGCTACTCCTGAAGTGCTTCTAGCGTCTTTAGAATGTACTCTGCCTTAGCAGAGCCACTTTTTCCAAGGGGCTGTCCTGTATGGATGTCACACCAGTCCGAATAGCTGACTGCATTGTCTAGACGGACAGCAGTGATACGCTCACTGAAAAACAGAAACTTCCTCTGTGTCCAGGATACAACCGCATTCTTTCCAGATCGAATGAGAGAAATCTTAGAGGATTTTTCTTCCTCGTGTGTGACAATCTCTGCTTTGGTTCGATATGCCATTACCACTCGGAACAGGCAATGTACCCAGCGTCAGACACAGATGTCAAGGGAATTTCGTAATCTTCCTCGCCCTCGTCATACCTAATTTTAACGTTACTCGCCTCAGGAAAGCTTAGTTCTTCGATGACCACATCATAGAAGCTGGTTAGACCCAGGTCTTCCGCAACGTAGCCAGAGTCCTCCCAGGATTTCTTCATGAGGGCAGTTGCTTCTTCGAGGGAAGGAGCAATGATCCAATGGAGGGCCCCGTCATCAGCACGCCAGTACTTCCGGCTCTTATTTTCTTTGGACAAAGCTGGAAGTCCGTAGTTATCGGGAAGGGGTTCTGACCAGAAGTAACCCCGCCACTTGCTAGGAGTGTAGAGTCCTCCCGAGGGAAGCCCAACAACGGTAATAACGTCACCAGGATCTCCTAGTACACCCATCGTAGGGTACCTGCCTGGAGCCTCTGGCATGGCCAGTGTCCACTTACCCGAGTGAAATCTGGTCCACTCTTCTTTTTGTTTTCGGTTCATTGGGGTCCTTTCTTCCTTTTCTACTATGAGAAGGGTTACCACATAGTGGAGCTGTCTTTGACCTCAAACCCATGAGGAGGCTCGCCATATACTTCCATGGCAACCGTCATAAACTTCTTGAGTTCGTGGCATCTGTTCTTACGTCTTGCGTAGTCATGCTCGGCGTATTCAATTTTTCGGTGAAGGTACTTATTTTCTCCTTCTCGCCACTCCTCAAAAGTGATGTTTTTTGGTTCGTCGTTAGTAGTCATCCTCAAATTCCAGGCTATGCCCTCTTTGAGTTGCTTCACTACTGTTTCATGGAACTCACGAAGAACTTCAGGTACGGCCGATGCCTGCTCCTCTATCTTGTTCTTCAAAGACTCAACCCTATTGATTTCTTCTTGGATACGAGATCCTAGACTATCGTGTTCCCCGTTTCTTTCAACAAGGTTTTCCTTCCACTCTTCTCGGAGCTGACTTTCTGTCTTGGCAAGAAAAGCATCAAGGTCTGCGATTGCTTCCTTGATTTTCTCTTTCTCGAAGTCCTCATTCCAGTTATAAAAAACAATGGGGTCTTCTCTTCCAGCATCCCTCCGGTTCAAACCGATGTGGTGCCAAAAGTACTCTCTGACAGTGGTGATGCTGCCGTCAGCAACTGCGTGTGAGAATCCGGTCCAGGACATTACTTTACTCCGTTAAATCTTACTTTTTCGTGCATCCAATGGGTGGAAGTCTGCACATGGTTTTTTCTTACGTATTTTGCTACAAGAGAAGAGAACTGATCAAAACTAAATGAAGAGGTAGGTCGAACTACGTACCCCTCCTTACCACTGATATCAATTTGGTCCAGCATGTCCTTACTAAAAGGACCTTGGTAGAGAACAGGGACAGGAGAAATATCCATCATGGACAGGTAGTCCAATGTGTCTGACCAAGACAGACACGTATTCGTTTCATCCCATACGGAGAACGCCAGGAATATATGGGGTAGCTCCGTGTACTCGATCGAGTGGACAGCCGTAAGATTCTCCCCGCAGACTCTCCACCCTGAGGGTATGTTTCCTTGAATACTTGAGTGGAATGCTTTGATCTTTGTCCTGGATTCGTGGGGCCTATAGTTCAATGAGCGGGCATGTATCCCATCGGAGTAAAGAGAAGTATTCTCCCCATCCATCTTTTCAGTAACAACTACTTCCCCCGAGTCTTCGAGAGGAGTCAGGTCCGAGAGGATCTTATCGTCGTTAGTAGCCCCAGGACTCCAAGGAAGATGATAGGTTCTAGGGTACTTGATCCACATCTTTACGTGTATTCTTATCGCCAAAGACAGGCTCTGACACGTGAGCTACGTACCACTCAGTCTCCGTCACAGCCGCAGCCATGAAGAATCCCATGGCTACAGTTGAAACAAACCCGAAGAACCAGTACTCGGTGCCCCACAGGTAGAGAAGAGCAGGAATGATCAAGAGGAAGCCGCAAAAGAAGATGACTATCGACCACATGAAAAGAGATACTGTCAGTCGAACCGCCTTGGCAGCCAATGCGTGTAGGTTGATCATAAGACTTTCTATTAGATGTATTGTTGGTAGATCTGGCAGGACTTGCACCTGCACTCCCGTGAGGGAACTGGGGTTTGAATCCAGCGAGTCTTCTAATTTCTCCACAGATCCTTGTCGGTAGGAACGGAGGGGCTCGAACCCTCAAGAGCCGTTAGGCTCACTAGATCCTTAGTCTAGCGTGTCTTCCAAAATTCCACCACGTTCCCGTAGACCCACCAGGACTCGAACCTGGAACGAACCGGTTATGAGCCGGCGACTCTAACCATTGAGCTATGGGTCCTTAAGCAAAGGTACTGTTACACAGATTACTAGTCAGTGCAAGTTTCTGGCTGACTATTTTTCAAGGCAGCGAAAAGAACATCGTTTCGTGGACTGCCAGGGTGGTCAAAAAGACGACGGCGCCGGGCAAGAATTTCCCATTGTTCACGCCATTCTGGATCCGATGGAAGGTCCTTGAGAGCCATTGCCTCCACAACAAATGCCTTACCCACGTCGCGAGCTTCGTTGGTGCTATGGAAGAGACCAGCCGCAGAAGCCTGGCGACAGACGTCATCTCGTCCCATCTTGGAATACCGCTCTCTCCGGCTATCCACCTCGCCAGGACGGTACTGGACCTTGAGTTCGTTTTCCTCGAATTCATCATCTTCAAGCTCCTCGTCTGTGTAGGAGGAGTGCTTTAGCTCAGTCTTAGCCTCGTACACACGAAGAACTTCGAGGCGACACACACGAAGCTTTTCCGTTTCGTTCTTAGGAACAGAAACAGCATCCCTTGGGTTCACTTTGACGAGGATCATTGTGGGAGCCCACGACCGAGCGTATGCCGCAGTACCCACGTGGATGCCTGGCGCACACGACATATCTGGATCATCGCACACCTTGTCCCGTTCCATCTCGATAACAGTGCCCGGATGGTACTGGAAGGTGTTTCCCGTGTGCTTGTCCCAGAGGTCGTCGTTCACGCCCTTGTAGGAAAGGAAATGACCATCAAGTGTGAGAGGGAATCCAGCCCTCTCCAGGAATCCGTAGAGCTGCTCCCGTGACCGATCTGAGGGGTTCTCTGAAAGGTTCGCAAGGAACTTTACGAAGGGTGCCACACTACGGCCCTGGGAACGAAGCTCTAGAATCTTGTCCACTAGGGCACCGTGAATAGGTTCTCCCCTCACGGATACAATTCCGTGGGACACAGTTACATCACTCTCCATGAAGGGAGTAAACATATCTTCGATGCATTCCTCGATGTCTTCCCGGAGAATAGACAGAAGACATTCTTCTTTCTCCTGGTCGGATCGTGGGACCCCATCAAGACCTTCAATGATGTTCCACACTTCCTCTGTCCGAATATCGTTCGGATGAAGAGTGTAGGGTTCTCCCCTCACAACAACTGTGAGAACATCTCCTGCGTACACATATCCAATTTCGCTCATATTATTTATTTCCTGGTAAGGAGTACCTTTTCTCTTCTCTTACTATCAGAAGGGTTACATCCCTGCTTCTCGTTCAATCACGTAGTGCATGTAGTCAGAAACCTCGCTGTCACGCCATGAAACACGGAAGTACTTCAGTAGTGGGAACATACCAACAATACTTCCTTCAAGGAAGGGAGTAACTTCTCCCACCAATTCCCGGTTTCCGAACATTTTTTGTAGGAATTCCATGCGGAGTGCTGTGTTGTGGTTATTATTAATTTCTTCTAGGTCAGAAGCAATAGAATAAAAACGAGGGGCAGCCTCGACCATGTCCGAGGATTCAATGTAATCTCGAATCTTAAGCAGGTGGTCCGTTTCTGGGAAGCATCCGGTGTCAAATCCTTCGCTACGGATCATACTCCGACGTTTGTTGCAGTATACCAAGCTCTTCCGGGCCCACTCCATATCAGGGGAAGTCCACCGATCCCACACAGCCTTTTTAAGGACAGGGCCAAGGAGCTTCCAGTTCTTTGACTTTTCGAACTTACCGAGACGGGAGGAACGAACTACAACAAAAGAGAAGTCTTTGGGGACAACACCGTTGTTCTTTAGATCATCAAGATAATCCCGTACGTTCTCTAGGGTCATGTAACAGATAATAGTTCCGTCACTGTCCTCTACTTCAATCTGATTACGGTAGAGCTTGACGTAGCAACCACTATCGTTACTCACGTCAACGTCTGACTCTTCCACTTTATCGGAGGTGACACGATACACCTGTACTGCTTTGGTGGACTTACGAGTAGACTTACTCTTTTTCTTCGGCGGCCTAGGCAAAGAAGCTACGGACTTCACTTGCTTTGCGGAGATACCAAGGACAGAGAGGATTTCGCGGTACTCCCGTGCCGTCTCAGGAACCAGAAGGACACTACTCACCCTGGACTTGTTTGCTCCGTGAAATCGGAGATACCTTCGAAGATGGTAGGGTGCCGATTTACAGTCCGAAAGGTAGAACTCCGTATCGGCGGAAAGATCCCTGGCAGTCAGGCACGAAGTGGTACTTACACTGTAGGAGTCCTTCGAAAAGGAATAAGATACCGAAAGTTCCTTGGCTACTTTTTGTAGGTGCTTAGGGAAAAAGTCAAAGTTCCTGGGAATCTTCCTTCCATGCCAGGTCAGACAGTCGTCAATAAGACCCCCTAGGGACACATAGGACTCAATCCCATAGTGGGATGCTTCCCAGAACGTCTTACAACCAGAAAGCTTTTCCTGGAAGACACTGAGGATTTCTTCATAGAGATCCTCAAAAATCTGATTGACGTTGTTGATCGACGCGTCAGTCCAAGAGATGTTTTCACGGGAAGGAGTCACCGCAAACGTTCCAATGGGAAAGAAGTAAACCAAGTCAACACACTTGAGTAGCTTCTTGACTACTGGGCTGAATTTGCTCTGTACCTCAATAGGATATTCAACATTACCCATTACCGCAGTGGAGTTTGCGTTCCGGGTCTTACGGTAAAGGAACCATCCCTCTCCATCTAGGTGGGGCTCTTTGTACGTGTCAGGCTCGAAGTTCGACTTTCCGTACAAGGTAGGTTGAACAGGGAAAGGACGCAGGACCTCTCGGGCTTCTTGCTCGAATGTATAGAAATCTTCAGAATCTACTGGGAAGGAGATCTCAAGACCATTGGGTTCATCCGAGTTTACCTTAGAGACCGAGATTACTTCAGGAATTCCTTCGGTGCCAAGAATCATGGAGTAGGTTCGCTTCTCTCCATTGTAGTAAGAGATCACCGTAAAGTTATCGGTGTAAGCGAAGGGACTCTTAGACCCAAGACCAAAACAACCAATCTGGTCGTTGCTTTCCTGTTTGGTGGACCGCATGACAGTACGGTACAGATTCATCACGTCATCGTGAGAGAGCCCCGTTCCGTAGTCCCGGATCTTGAACCAAGGTTTGACTCGGTTCGGAAGAAAAAGGTCGAAGGGTGCATCTTGCTTGTCTGCCATCTGGTGGGCATCGATAGCGTTACACGCTAGCTCACGGATGATTGCTCGGATCTTATTAGAGTACAGACCGTGAGTTAGAACAGCAAAGGTGTGCCGGGTCTGGTCAACCGTGAACTGTGCACGCTCGAACTGCTTTGAGACCTGGGTGGTACTTGTAGTGTTAGGTACTTGCATTTTTACTCCTGAGCCTTCTGTGGCTCGTCATCTACTATGAGAAGGGTTACGTCTTGGTCTTCTTCTTTATAAAGACCTGCCCGTCTATAATCTTCAGCGGGTTTTTATGAGTATGCCTCTCTCCTTTGAATAATAGAACGAGAGACTTGCCTTTCTCTCTATCTATACTCTTTAGGCACTTCCTTCGGATCCTTTTCCGAACAGCTTCAGTGTCTATTCCCCTATCCCGGAGAACTTTATACCACTGCCTAGTGGTCTTATCCTGCTTTGAACTATTGCAGGATAGACAGCAAGTCACAAGGTTAGAAGGGTCATCGTTCCTTCCGTGTGACTTGCAGTCCTTTACGTGGTCCAGAGTTAGTTTCTCTGAACTTCCACAATACACGCACTCAAAGTCATCTCTATGATAAATTGCTAGTCTCTTGGAGACGGGCAACCAGCTTGACCCTGACTTTGCTGGCGTAATAAACACGTTATGCCCAGAAGAAGGGACGGTGCAGGTGCTGTAGGTCCCCTCGGATCTTTTCCTCTAGGACAGCACGAGCATCCTTTGTGGTCCGGGTCGTGAAGGTAACGCACATTCCGCGAGTAGGACGGTACTGGTTGCGTACACGCGCCTTCCCTACCACCCTGTCATTACGCACAGCTTCATAAACTCGAACGTTGTCTTGGACCTTTTCAATTACTTCAATCATGGTTTCTCCATATTTGGTGATATTCCCGAGTAGTCCCGAGGACCCCTCTTTACAGAGCTAGATGAACTCAGTACCTGGGAATGCTTTTTCGCAGTCCCAATCGTCAGGAAGCCAACTAGGCTTATCCTTTTTATTTTCATCGAATCGGGGATTAGAAGGATTGAGGCCATGCGTGTAGACCCAGTCACACTCATCACTGCCACAGAAATAGGTCATCGCAGAAAAGCATCCCCAGCAACTCATCCAGGTACCGTCTCCGCGTTGCCACGTGTGGCAAGAATCCGAGCAGTCTACGTTCTCATGTCCACACCGGGGGCAGCAAACTTCTTCAGTTTTTTCCATTGTTCATAACTTTCGAAATTTCATTAAAGGCGTGATTTATTTCCTTAAATCTTTTTTCCGAGTCAGGATTGTTCTTGTTCCTATCAGGGTGATGTTCGAATGCAAGTTTTTTGAACTTCTTCTTTATGGTAGAGAACTTGTTTCCTGCCTTAGCACCTAGAACCGCATAATACGAAAGTATCCCTGTGGTTTTCCTTCTCCTGGTACTTTTACTGCCTGTATTCTTACTTCTGTTCCCGGTATTCTTCTTTTTCTTTTTCTTTTTGGTACGGGGTCTCGGAGGAACGTATTCGCCCTTCAAGACTTTTTCATACAAAGATCTTTCTTCCTCGGTGACTCCGTTTATCTTTTCCCAGTTTATTCGCCTGTCGGAAATAAACCCAGTACGTACTTTACTGACCTTGGCAGGAAGGGGGTCTGTTGTTATAGGAGGAAGATGCCCAGTAGGTTCCTCGTACCGCTTTGCACGATAAAAGTTACGAGCATGAAGCCATAGCAGCATCTTAGTGGAAGAAAAAGGTACCCCTCCCTTTATCCTTACCCATGTAAGTGTAGGGTCAATACTCACATCTTCTATATGAACCCATAGATGTGAGTAAAAGTCTCCTTCGTTCCCCTGAAATATTATGGGGGAATTTTTACTTATGAGGAATAGGCTGTCACCAGGGACTAGGAGAAAGGGTAGTGTGTTTACTACCTTTGTCACTTAGTTCCTAACCGTACGGCCACTGGCTTCTTTTCGGGGGCTTTGTGTCCGAAGGAGGAGGCGGTTCGCTCTTTATCTTTAGCATCTTCTTGAGCTGAACAATAACCCTGGCGCACTCCTCCGCGCGCACGAGAAAAAGCTCAGAAGCTTCATTATCAAACTTCTGTACTTCTCGTGCCTGTTTCATATGTCGTTCTCGATCGTCAGTGAGCCTCCCCAGGATAAACCTGAGGGTAAACTCGTCGAGAGGAGGTCTCCAAGAATCCATGTCTTTAAATATCATTTCTGCTAACAGCTTCCCAGTCCAACAGCCACAAATATGACACAAACGACCATAGTAAAGGTGAAAAAGTCCTGAGACGCGTCGTTCTCTACGTACATAAACAACCCTTATCCTAGTTTCATGTGCTCAGGAGTACGTTGCCGCAGGTCTACGTTTTCCCCGGCACGCTTACCTCGCTCGTAGGCATCGGGGTGGACAGTGGTTCTTGTCTTCTTCTGCTTGAGTCCTCCAAGGACTTCATTAATGTGTGCCAGGGCTGCCTCGTGCTTCTGGTTGATTCGCTCGATGGCATGGGATACCAGGACGATTTCATCTTTACTAGAACTATTAATGATGTCGTCTTGTGCCTCCTTCTTGGCCTCGTGGAGCCTACGTGAGACAACAGAAACAACCCCAGCCCGAAATGACGTAAGCCACCTCTTTCCGGGATTGTTACGACGAGAAGACTCCAGAAGAGTAAGGCGGTCTACTTCTTTTGCTACATGTGCGTACATGGTACGAACAAGAATAATATCCGAAGGAATTCCGTACACCTCCACAACAACTCCGGTGCGGGTCCGGGACCGGACAGCTACGCATCCGTTGACTTCGGCTACCACATTAGCGAGAACGCTTTTCCATCGAGAAAGTCTCTTTCCTCCATGAAACAGGACATCATCCTCGATATCGTCCTCGTTATCTTCAAGCATCTCTTGGCTAATCTGATACTGCTGCATCAGTTTTTGTGCTTGTTTGAATGCGTTTGCCGCCTCATTAACGTTGGAGTTACCGTTGGACAGGGACAACAGACGTTGGATTTTGTTTAGGATCTCTTCATTCATCTTACTATCTCCTCTGGGAGTCAGGTTACTACTATGTGAAGGGTTAAGATGGTCCTGTTGTCTTCTCCCATGACTTCAAAAATGATGAGATCTGTTCCCTTCCAACCGGGTTTGATGTGTGTATTGTATACGAGGGTACGATATCTGTCTGCTCAGATAGCCACCTGAGAAACTCCATAGTAGTTAGGGTCTCTCCCGACACAGAGACGCCAAGGTCGTGGTCTAACGCCATGAGACTAGGGCTTCCCCACAACTGAACGTAGTACTTGGCTTGTTGAGGAGTAGTGGCCCACACGTATTCTTTTCTCTCCCAGTACGGATCGAAGTCTACGGGACTACGTACATCGTCCAGCCAGAGGTTCCACGATCGTGTATGCGGCTCCTCTTCATCACCAATCAGTGTGAGTATCCCGTATTCCACGATTTGAAGGCTGTCTTCCAGATCGTACGAATACAGTATGGCGTCTCGGAGGAACCTAAATTCCTTAGCTCCTTCACCCAGATAGAGTAGAACTTCTCTATTATCCGTACGCCCCTGGTCATCCAGGAGACATGAATATCCCGTCTCGAACACCCTGTACCTATCATCAGATACCTTGTGAATCACAATGACGTTGTCAGCGGACACTATTCGTCTCCAGGGCACATGTCAGGAATACACTCGCATACCCTGTAGTGTTCTCCCTCTTCGTAGGAGGCTACAAGATGTTCACCACACATTTCCGTACAGTCCAGGAAATCCATAGGAACTGCTTCCTGATACTTAGGCTGTGTGCATCCTATGAGGAATAACGGGAGAATTTTAATATACTTCATAACTTTACTCTACCAAATAGGAGGTATTTCCTTCCAAGAAGCTAAGTAGCTGGGCGTCACCAGAGAACTTAGCATCAATGGTTCTTTTCTTCATGACTTTGTGAGCAAAGAGGCGATGCCACCCATCGAGTACTTCTGGTACCATGAAAGTCATGTCTTCAGTAGCAAAGCATCCTACCTCCACTGGCCAGTATAGCACAGAGGGGTTCTTGATCATGTAACGAATACGTGCTGCATGCCACTCCGCAGAAGGACGTTTTCCTTCGAGCATAAGAGTATCGTAGGGTACGTCCGTATCTTCCTGTGGCTCTACTTTCTGTAGTACCATGTCTAAAGAAAATCCGCATCCCCACGGATCTTTTACTGGACTTGCGTCGTACAGTCGGTCTACTAGAAGGGATGATACTTCATCAACTTCTGCCTCCAGAACGTTAATTTCAACTAGTCCTACTGCAATGGTTATCGCTTCTTCAGGTGTGGGTGCTTGAACTACCTTATCTATTACATCGTCTTCTGCTACTAATGTCACTAAGAAACTAGTCATCTTCGTCATCGTGTTCCCTACTATCAGTAGGGTCGCTCTTGGAGGTGTCCTTAAAGTACTGGAGGTCTAGGTGGAAGAAAATAACCTCCTCTACCCCTACTGAGGCATGCTCCTCGATAAGGGGAACGAGCTTTTCTACGATCTCATACCGTATCCTAGCACGCTGCTTTAGCTTCCTCACCTTCAGAAGACCCTCTACTCTCCAGTTTGTGGTACCCCCAACTACACGAAGGGTCTCAAACTCTGAAGGAACACCCTTGAGTTTGGTGTGTAGTCGTCCGGGAAAGGAATCGAGCTTTATGTTGGCGCCAAAGGACGCCCACATTCTTTCCTTAGTTGGATCGGGCATTTGTATACTTGGAGAAGAAGGCTTCCTCCTCTCCTCGATCTTTAAGCCCAAGAAACACGCGGGTCAGACCACCCTCATATTCGTCCTTATGCTCTTCTATGTAGGACTTAACTTCGGTTGCGGTACCTCTGAATAGGGGCTGTTTCGTTTCCGTATCCCACACATCTTCAACAATGGTAACGCCACGGGATGACCTTGTTCTCGTATCAAAGTTAAAGACTCCGTACTCTGGCTTAGGGTAGTCTGGGACTTCCATGGTAGGAAGGTCCAGGCCACATAGACGAAAAGCCTCTACAACTTCTTCCCGCTCCAGTATAGGAATAACTTTTTCACTATTCTCTAGGGGAGCGTAGCCGTGGACGGCTGCCATCACAGAAGCGCCTCCTACAGAGGGGTGGTTAATCTCCCAGAAGAGCCTAAGCAACGCCAGTCGGATGGTATCTCTATCAATCTTCATTCTGATTCCCCTTTGAGATCGGACAGAGGGAAACCCCTGTCCAGCTCTGCGTACGCCCTTGCAGCGCAGATGATTACGTCAAATAACTCTGATTTGAGGTTACTGCGACTCTTGTCTTTCTTTCTCACTTCCGCAGTAAACTCCGCTACTTCTTCTCTCAGAACACTCTCGATTTCGTGAGTAGAAGCGAAGGGACCCCACTTAGATGCTAGCTGCCTGACTTTGGAGTCTACTTCGTTAAGGAGCTTGTTTAGGGATCCTCCTAAGAAATCGAACTCATCTCTATACCCTCCATACTCTTCTGTGATACGAACAAGTTCCCTAAGGGCTTCTCTTCGTTCGGATTTTGAGCACAAGTCATCTCTCATATTACCGTAAAGAACGTGGGCGTTTACTTCACTTAGGCCAGACATCTGCCCATCGTTAAGCTCGATTACAATCCACTCACCGCTTTTTGTTCGAGCTACATCGACCACAAAAAATCGTATCTTAGGAGCTACTCTTTTTATGACTTCATCAATAAAGTCTTGAGGGACACTGTTGACATCAGGATCAATGCTTTTTTCAGACCTGAGCCACTCCACATGTTCAGACCAGTAGAACCCCTTACCTATCACTTTTCCATCAAGAACAAAGAAGCGGTACTCCTCTGTAATAGGAATACCCTGTATTCCCGTATCGTAGGTGTTCAGCTCTACGAACTTTCTTACGTAAATATCTTGGTACCCAATGTACCCATCCTGAGATAGCCTGCTGTACACCCTACCTGCGTCCTCCTTGGACTCCGCAAACATATGAGTGTTCCAGCTATGCTTTTTGCTGTTTGTTGCTCCCTTCAGAACGAATGGAGCTTCGGCGGGATCGACTTCATGAAGACGGAACCACGTTTTAGGAGTAAGGTCCTCAAGGTCATAGTACCAGTTCTTAAGGTCTGCTACGTATGCGTGTTCGCTATGTGAGTTAATGAGGCGAGATCCCAGGATCTTTATATCCTTTTCCAACTCTTTGTAGTTTGGAAGTGCTGAATATCTGGGTATAACTAGGGAATTCTGTGGGATCTCTGCTCGCTGCGTAACTACTTTAAAGTAGACACTAGCAGCATTGATTTCCTCTTGCTCTGCGAGAGCCTCCCTCATGAATACGATTGGTTTCATGAGGGGTGTTTTACAGATTCTTGTCCCGGATCTCTTTCTTGGACATCTCTCTAATTTCGTAAGCAACCCTCCACCAGAGAACACGATGCCCGGTCTTGGGATCATCCTTATAGTGGGAACGACGAGGAGGAGCCCACCACTTATTATAAGTGACGCGGCGCTTCATAAGGACATCGTACTCAGACCCTCCGGGTCCCATGAGAACAAAGTCGACGCAGTACCAGCGTCCATTAATTTTGTGGTATTCAATAAAGGGCGTCTCTTCCACAATCTTCGGAGACGCCTTCTTTCTCTCCTTCTTTCTTCGCGCTCTAGCCTTAGGCGTATCGTTGTCACGAAGAATTCCGTAGGGGTCTACGTAATAACCCGTCCACTCGATTCCGTTGCGGAAAGGAAGATTACGTTTCCCCTTCCACTCGGGCTTGAGCAGAACGAAGTCATTGAGAAGGTGGTCGAAGACGTGCTTTCCCGTGGCAGTACGGGGACTGAGGCCCTCACAGATCTGAGAAAAGACCTTATCCCAAGGACGACCCACGTTCTTACGAAGAATACCCTTGAGGGGAGTGAAGTATTCGTTCAGGTACTTTCCTCCCCAGTTCTTGACATGATGCTTCTTCATCCCTTCCCGCTTGGGAAGACGCTCCATCATGTGTTCATCATTACTTTTCCTTCGAGCAGAGCGGAAGGCATACTTTCCGCCCCCACCGTAGCGGGGGCGCTCGCACAACTCTTTGTGCAGATACTTTTTCATTCTGCGTTCCTCTTTCTTTTAGTAAAGGTCGATAACAACAACTCCCCTGTTGTCTTCTGCTTCCTCTTTATTTGGAGGGCGGGGAGCGGAGGGAATCTCTAGTTCTAGATACTTAGGGGAAACCTTTTCCTCTTTTTTCTCTCGCTTACGAATATCTTCAATAATATGAATAGGTAGCATGAGGCACCTCCTTGGTTAAATATAATCAGTCTTCAAAGGAAGACAAGGAAGAAGGTACCTCAACAACAGAGGCCATGTAGTCATTGACGTAGGAAGACATAGCATCCCCTTCCACCTTACGCCAAATCCACCTTCCTGCCTTGGATTCAACTCCTTCAGGGAGGTAAGTTTCAGCATACCCCTTGTCCTCCAACCAAGCAAGGCAGTGACGAAGCTTCATGCTGCTCAAAGATCGGGCCTTAGCCCACTCTTTGAGGGAGGACCAGTGCCTCTCCCCCAAGGCGATGAACAGAGCCAAAGGAATACACACAGGACCCCAGTACGGAGAGCCGATCGCAGGGATACTAGAGTCTTCTTCGAACATGTAAAAGGTCCCTCGTGCACTACATACCACAAACGGTACGCGTAATTCTTACAAATAATGACCTGATGCCCTATAGCACCCAGGTCAAACTAACAAAAAGCGGATGTGTACTTCGTATGTCTTGCATGTTTCCTTACCTACGTTTTAAGTGGGAACCCCTTGATGAAGAGGAAAGCGTAGACATGGTGCGAGACGTAAGAAAAGAACTAAAGAAAAAGGGATATAGATCAAAGGTCAGAAGGAAAGTAGAGTTTGACGGTACTAAAAATCTAAACGTATTTGAGTTCCGTATCCTTCTAAAGGAAGGCGACCTTCCTCATAACTTCATTTCTAGCCTTGAAATCCTCAAGAAAGAGGAGAGGATAAGATCGAAATCACCGAAGAAACGTTATCGTCTGTCAGACCAACTTTAGGGTCTGTGAGGACAAGACGGTCTGACAGGTGTCCCATGTTGGGGATGTCATCCAAAATACAGAAAGAACTAACTTCTCCGTACCTTTGAGTAGAAAGCCACGCCTGTATCTCGTCTCCCCTGCACTTTCTGTTTAGGACTTTATCCCCACTTGGAGTCTGTGACAGCAAAGATCCTTCGAAACCTCTGGCACGTAGGAACAACTCCACCATGCTCCTAGAGTTTCCTAGCCGCCAAGAAGACGAAAGAACCACTAGGCACTCTGTTTTTTCTACGATGACGTTTAGACGTTTCACCATATCGGTATCAAGCATCGACGTCCAGTCTTTCAGAGCAGACTTCTCTGATGAGGACCTACGCTCCTCGAAAGACTTTCGTAGCGTGTCGTAGTTGTTCAGTACGCCGTCGATGTCAAGAAATAGGACCTTCACTGTTCTTCCTCCAGGATAACTAGAGCCTGCTTAGCCCAGGCAATGACACGAGAGAGGCTCTCTTTGGGAGAAGGTGAGGGTCCTCCTTTATCGTACACTTCGACGATAACCTTATTGTTTCGTCCTACGGAAAGCTTTCCGTTTGAGATCTTTTTGTCGTGTACTGCCTTGCGGATTACCTTAAATCCATTTACATGACTCATTTCTTAGTCTTTCCTTATGGGCTCTGTGCCCGTAGACAAATAGGAGAGAATCTCTCTCGTTTTCTACTATGGGAAGGGTTACCCCTTGTAGGCCCCGCGTAGCCTAAGAAGTGTTGCCTTGCATGTTCGGGGCATTACGACAAGGACTGTGTCCTCTTTAACAGGTATGTGAACAACCATACAGCTGTCTGAGGACACTCTGACCATGGCGTCCCCCTTTGTGGCCTGGAGCGCAATGTACATCATTGTGATGTCGTCAGACCAACCCGTTGCCAGAGAAATCTCACCCCGTGGGGAATTCAATGCAAAGTTGATGGAATCGCTCCTTAGACCAGACCTAACTTCTCTCTTCCAAGCACGAAGGGAACCACTCCTACACACTATCCTGTAAGTGTTGTGTACACTGAGGTAATGGTGAAGGTCACTGGGCCTTCCGGGAATGTCCTTATACCAAGGATTGTCCTTTAGATCGTCGATATCTGTGTTACGTGTGGCCTCTACCTTACGCCTGTGTATCTCTTCTTGCTTCCGGGTAAAAAATATACATGAAGTATTCCAACACTGAACCGTAAGGCCCGAGTTGTATACGTCCAGACTTCCACACCCAGGGCAGCTGTTGTCAATCATAGAACGTCCATAAGTAAACTAGAGTCATTCTTTTTCAGAAAAATCTTCAATAGGCTGATAGGGACGAACGGTATCTTTTCTAAAGATGTCCTCTTCCTTACCGTTTTTGTACCCTATAGAGTACACAACAAGAAGCTGATCGTAAACCAAGTCAAACTTCTGTGAGTACTCTCCAGGGGGAATCTCTTCGCCTGCTATGAGGTGAAGTAGGTACTGTGCCTTAGCTTTTAGATCTTTGTCAGGAGTCATTGCCTCCTTACAATAATACTACTTTTCTTGCTTCTTGGCTTCTTTATAAATTCTATTTACGAGGTGACGAGAATAATTCTGGACCATTTCTGGCCATACATCCTCGGCCAATCGTACGAAGTCCTCGAAATCTAGGCCCTCTTCTAAAGCATAACCAATAGCGTGCACAAGTCCACAGGCTATTTGTTCCTTATGATCAACAGTTTTTGCTTTTTGTTCCATTTTTCTCGCAAAAGAATCGTTCACTAGGTAGATACCCCTAAAACCGAATAGTTATTCCAATAATCCCCAACGTACTCATCGTCAGGTATGACTCCTGCTATATACCCTTTGTGAATAGAAATGCCAGTTGACAACTCGATCACGTTGTTTTCTTCGAACACGACACGAGACAAGAAAACACCCTTGACTTCTTGAGAATCCGTTTCTCTAATCTTAAGTACAATGACCTTGTTTAGCAGAGGCCCATCGTAGGTCAAGGGAGGAAGTGTGTCAGCTGATTTATCTTGTAATTTTTCCAAGTTGGTTCCACCTTTTTTGAAGAAGAGTGCAGTACATAGAAGGAGAAAGGTTGAGGGACTCTGTCCCGTACACCTCTTGTGCTTTGATGAAGAGAGTAGGGGTTCTTATGCTCTCAGGTCGGTTGGGGAACATAGCGACTCCCATGTGAAGTACGTAAGAATCCTGTACCATCTGTTTTGCTCTTGTCAGCGCCAGATTGAGGTCTTTGAGGTCTAGTGTGATGAGAGGATCCCCCTTTACATGAGCCACGCCTACCAGGCAACTACTTTCCATAAAGAGCTTGTACTCGGAAATGTAGGAAACTATAGGAGAAATCCAAACCTGACTCGAACCGCTCACGTAGTCTAATCCTACGAGGTCAGAAAACGATTCTACCTTTTGACTAGGGAAGTCCTTCGGTTCAAAGGATCGAAGCCACCAAGTACCCGGATCTTGCCCCTTGAACCTTGTCCTCAGCTGCTCCATTGTCATTAGAGTAGGAGGAATATCCCTGCTACGAAGGAGACAAGGCGGGAAAGTTAGTGGGTCAGGGGGTCTGTACCCCATAGCCTTTATACCCTTCCTCGCTAAGTGTACTTCTCCGTACACCATGGATTCTTTGTCTATGGGTAGAGAAGACGATGAATCAAAATCATTTGAGTGGAAGGGTATAACATCCAGGCCCTGCCTAGTAAATTCTCTGGCTACAGTGTAGCAGTCACGCGTAAGCCACTCGCCTTGTGAGTTCTGTTGAACAAAGACTTTCTTCAGCATGCTACTGTGTTTACAGGTCAAACACTTCAGTGGCTGTCATATGGTGGGGACCTATGACCCCTCGGCGTCCTCTTTCTGCAAAAGAGTCCACTCTATCGTTGATATAATGGTCGATTCCGATTGCAGGATCTTGATGGCTCTTAACGTGGGCTGTCTGAAGGTGACACCCCACTAACATGTCCTGAATTTTGGTCCTAATCCTGAGCATGACAGGGTCTCTAGACCTCATGCGAAGGATGCCCTTAGACACATGGCGTAGCGCAGTAACAGAATCGCTGCACACACGAATAGTACGTATGTCAGACCACTTCGAATGAGCTAACTTAAGACCGGCGTACACAGCGAACAGCTCAGCATGGTTAGCCTGCTTGACATAGGCAGGGCACCTTCCGTACCGAACATCCCAGGAGGATTCTCTCTCCCGTTGAATCCAGGCTGCCCACCCTCCTTTCTCAGAAGGAACATCCATAGACCCATCCGTGTACAGTAGAACTTTCATAGACTCATTGGTGTTTAGGGGAAGGTAGGGGCCAGTTGAAGAATAGCCTGATAGGCCGGTTCATGGACATAGACACGACGGGAACGTCAGGAACAGGGTCCAGTCTCTTGGGGACTTCTTCGAGGCAACGATGGTTACTATAAGTAGGCTTGAAAGACACAGGATCTTCGGCACTAGCGGTATCGTTATGAGAAAAGTGAGAGCATATGATGTAGAGGGAGGCAACAACAGCAAGGGGCCAGCGCCACTCTGCAACATTCAGGCTCCAACGAAACGACGGTTCGTTTCTAAGCTTCGTAAAGTCGTCAGAGAGCTTCCTTGTCTGCTCTTCCAATGAGTGTACCTTGTGTGAAATTGGTTGCTCTCTGTACATGTTTGTCTTTCCTTTTTCCATTTATAGTTCCAAGAATTGGTCTCCGGTGCACGGATCTACAAGCACTGTAGATAAGAACCTTGACATATCCTCAGGCTCGTTTGATAGCTCTGCGGTAAGGGTTCTTCCATCGCAGTCAAACCCTGGAAGGTGTCTTTCCTCACCCATTACAACAAGGACTTCTCCGTGTGTAAGTGAAGCACATGCCTCTTCTTCTGTGACCAATCCCATACCTCTTTCAGGTAGATAGGATTGTGCTTCCTCATCCGTAAACATAATGATGATGCGAATAGACCCTTCTCTCCAAGAAAGACCTCTTCCTGCTGTAGGAGCACACTGACGGATAGGATCTGTTGTTGTTTCGACTTCCATACATCTTGTGTGCCTGATCTGGTTGGTTCCTATCTCCCATATAGCGTCTAAGCTGGGTTCCTCGCTGCCACCGTCCGGAAGCATAGGACCAAGAAGATAGTCCCTGAAAACAGGGAAAGGTGATAGGTCGAGGTTCACTGCGGGAGCTACGTCCGCCAGGTTGGAGGCAGCAAAACTAACGATCCCAAATCGCATTGAGGGCAGGTTCAGTTCGGAAGCGAAAGAAAGAGTAGCCTCCGTAACTGCTTCCGCCTCGTCTGTCATGCTTCCTGACGTATCAATGACATAAAGAATGTCGAACCCTACAAACGGCAAGTTGGAGCATGTACCATCTTCGAGGACGTTACCATCTACACACCCGTCGCAGTCGTTGTCTACTCCATCGCATGCAAATAGACCTCCTTCTGAACGTGGAGGTATTTCCCCAAGACATTCTGTCCACATACCATCCAAGCACACCTGAACTCCAGCCCTACAGGGGTTGATTATGTCCAGAGGGGTGTAAGTTACGTTTCCATCATAGCAAAACGCAGAAAGGGGCATCTCTGGAGACGCCCCTTCATCAATCAACCCGTCGCAGTCATTATCAGACCCGTCGCACACTTCTGGCAGACACTCGACTACCGTACACCTTGCTGAGATACACCCTTCTCCGTATCCGTGGCACTGATCGTCAAACTCACAGTTTATTCCTTCTGGGTCCGCTGGGATGCAACGGCCTCCTCTACATCCTTCTCCTTGAGAACAAGGTTCTCCTTGACCGCACCTGCATTCCCCGTCTACGCACTGGTCAGACAGGGAAGGCGGGCAGTGATTTCCGCAAGATCCGCAGTTCCTCATGTCAATGGCAATAGTCTCAGGGTTGCAGACGTTCAGGTTTGACATATGAAGACCGCCGTCAGGGATAGAGTGACTTCTCCTCTCAGGGGAGGAGCATGATATCATCAGAAGGACGCCTAAGTGAATGGTAAAAATCTCTAACTTAGATAGTGCCCTGCCCATATGCGTATCCTCACATCCCTGCTTTTATAATAGCAGGTTGTTTGGAAAGGGCAAAAAATATTTACTCTACGTGTGCCATCCAGGAGGAAAACCTTCGGGACGAGTTCTAAGAACCACACCTTTATTGTCTAGGGCAGCTCGGACAGTAGGGTGGATGTCTAAAGTAAACTTGGTTGAACGGTGATTGTTCCAGTGAGACACAGGAGTGATGTCAAGAGAATTAATGAATTCTAGCCTCTCAGAGAAAACATCCGGTATACCTAGTTGGCTCCGGACACTACTGACAAGAGGACCCTTGGTCTCGTAAATGCGTAAGATTTCATCCCGGAACGCTACGGAAAAAATGGCGCCATCAAGCAACACAAGTCCCTTCATGTAGAAGTCAGGTTTGATGTATTTGTATGTTGTGGGTTTAGACATCCATTCCCACAAAGAAAGAATCCTACTTCTAGCTTCGTTGTGGGAGATAGTTTTAGCAGACATCATACAGTTCCATGACACTACTTCTTCTGCTTTATTAAGAGCAGAGATATAGCTTCGGGCCTCCGCTTGGGTTCTTACCTCCTGTGATCTTCCAATAATGGAATGAGATCCAAGGGTTACAACTATTTTCCTCTCGTCGCCCGGAGGGTTGCCAGAAACTTCTTCCTCGAATGGGTATGCCTCATAAGACAGGACCATAGATCCGTCTGGCCTAACATATTTTTTGTACGTTTCGTTCATAGTGCCTCTATTTCAGGAGGTGTAAGACCGCTGTACCCACCACACCATTTCAATAGCATGCTTTACACTAGTATAGTCGTTGACCCTAGATACTGCATGGTGAGCAGCTTCCTCCGCAACCTCGTGAATAGCATTCATCAAGGCAATGGCCCATTCCTGAGAGCAGTAGATAGGTATAGACCCGCTAGGTATCGCTATAAATCGAGAAGACAGGTCCTCTTCGTATCCAGGCATCCTTGCTAGGATAGAAGGAAGGTACTTACGCTCCATCTCTCCTAAAACGATAAATCCCCACCCGTTTCGATATTCCAAAGGGGTATCGATGGGCGTAGCATTCCCCTCCCTTTGTACCCTGACGGGTATGGGATGGGTCACTGCTTCATTCATTGAGGGCGTACGATCTGGAGGAACGTGACCATGGTATCCGTAGACTACCAATGAATCTCTTTCTGAACACCGAAGCCCAATCCTCCAGGAATAAGCTGAGGATTCTTGTAAGGACTATCTTCTGTGAAACAGAACACGTCCACTCCCGTAAGTCTGGCTAGATTGTAGAGAGTGATCAGGTTATTACTGAAAGCTAGTTCTATGACTTTTATAACGAAAGGGAACCTAGCAACCTCTCCGTATGTTGTGTCCGAAACAATAGAGCTTGGAGAGCTTTCTTCTATCATGACCTCTACGAGGTCTTTTACCTTATCTGCCGAGAAGACGTGTTTCCTGTCCGACGTGAGATAAAGGTGGATGCATTTCCATCGTCCGGGCTCACAACAAATCCAGTGACGATCACACTCGCATAGCTCTGTTTCCCCCTTCTTACCCTCAGAAAAAGAGTGAAGGCACATGTTACATTTCATGGTATTCTCCTAAGTTGGACATCTAGTAAAAGGTGTCTCTGGTTTCACGGTACATCTTCAAGTCCGTTACGTTACCCGAATAACATGCCTCTAGTGCGTCAGTGCTGAGCTTATACCCAGGGCAGTAAGAAAGCATCTCACCTTCTCCCGCATTGCATACCTCGCAGTATACACAGCCTTCCATGTCAGGAACTGGCTTTATCTTGTGGCGAACAGGTTTCAACTATTTATTCCTTTTCTTTACTAGGGTGTGATATGTCAGTGTATGAAGTATAGTTATGCACACCTCTATACTTTTACCTACTGAAATGGTATGGAAAATACGAAAATGAGGCTATAACTACGAAGTAGTCCCGTATAACCTACTATATTGAGGTGATATTAATTAGTATGGATAGAAAAACTCGTGAGCTTTGTTGCGGAACGGACGGGGCTGTCATATGTGGTAATCAACCTACATGGCAGGTGAAGAATGAGACAGGGGGAGAAACTCGTGTTTGTGATTTACATCTTGCATGGGCAATGAGGAAGTCGGGTCTGCCTGCAATCATAGGGGAACACACGGAGGGAAGCGAAAAACCTCCCGCGAGAGGAATAACCCGAGACTTATCCACTAGAGAGAGGTCTCTCATGCTACGAATAGCCCCCTCCCTCACCACAAGGCCCAGCGAGGGCTTAGAAGTATACCAAGCAATATCGTCGCTACCAGAGACAGCCCAGGACGAAATCATAGAGGCGTTTGCAAACGCAGTGACAACATCAGATATTGAACTGGCTATCTCCACACTAAATCAATCTAGGAATCGGTTGGTACGTGACGTAGGAGGCATCCTGAGGTGGACCTACACGATGCACAGAAGGCAAAGTAGAAGTGCGTATCTACAGAGTACAAACACCGAGAGCGCAGACACCTAGAGTACAGGGGTGATCGTCACCACAAGCACATCCGAACGAACTGCATCGGTCTGAAGTAGAGGGGTCGCACACCATACCGCAGCTGCCACAGTTCTCCATGTCACTGCGAAGGTCCGTACATTCACCACCGCACAAAGAGCCTCCCGCACAAACGGAGGAGTCGGGGTCTGGCCCTGAGTCAACCGGGACGTCTTCCATTCCGGCATCACCTGCGTCCGCACCCGCGTCCAACTCTGCGTCCATACCAGAGTCGGTACCAGAATCTGGTACGATGTCCGTGTCTACACCGGCGTCACCTACATGACTATCAGGCGGAGTCATGTCCATCATACCCGAGTCCATGAACACAACATCATTTTGAACGTCGCGGGGACCCAGATCGGACAAATCAAAGGAACAGCCAACAATAAACACTAGAACTAGATTCTTCATTTTTCTTTCTCCGAGGATCCTTTCCTCTTCTTCTACTATGGGAAGGGTTAGAACTCCACAGTGTAAGCGGCACGAGCCCCTCGCACATCAAAGGCAACAGCTACACCCGTTCCTGCGAGGGACACACCGGATAGAATCCAGAGGGACGTAGCTGTCCTAGCAAGCCGCTGGACATGGCGCGTATCCTCGTCACTACATCCCTGCTCCGTTCCACCACAAGAGGAGGCCAGTTCTTCATATCGGTTAGATGCACGTACGCTGACGCCCACAGCCGACGCTCCTAGCGCTAAAGTTGCTGCACCTGTAGCAACAGTCCTCACCCACTGGAATCGCTTGTTGACCACACGCCGAGGTCCTTCTACGTAAGGATTGAGGAGAGGCGCGGAGTCATTTTCCTCTTGAGGAGTCTCTACTACAGGAGCGGGAGATGCGTCCTCTTCTTGGTAAGATACTGACTCTTCCGGCAAGAGAGAAAGCTCGGCCCTAAGACGTGCTACACGGTCATGAACCGCAGAAAGGTCAGTGTCCTCTCCAACTTCATGAATATACCTAGTGAAAGCAGTGATAGCACGACGGTAGTGGCGGTGAGATCGAGTAACCTGAGCCGCCTTCTCGTACGCAAGCCCGATGTTGAACAGACTCTCCACACGATGGGCAAGAGAGAAGCTGGCTTCAAATTCTTCTGCCGCTTCAAGCCACCGGTAGTTGTCGAAAGCTTCTACTGCTCTTTCATGGTGGTCCCTAGCTGTATCCTGTGCGTGGACAGGGCACGCAGCAGCTACTAGGAAAAAACTAACAATGATGTAACGCATAACATCCTCCTGTCTCCTACCATGAGAAGGGTTTAGGTGAACGTCTTCTCGATATCTTTTATAGCAGCATCTCGTTGCTCTATCTTCTTAAGAAGAGCAGAAATTTCCTTTCGCATCTTATACTCCTGGTAAGAGAAGTAGGTCATGGCTATAAAAAGAGTCAAGACAAAAATAGAAGGAAAAATAAGTGCTGCTGACTTGGAGGTAAAGAGTAGATAGAACTCCAGAATGCATGCACACAAAAGAAGCAGAGGTTTTACTAGTAAGTTCATCGTATCCTACGAAGGTACCCACCGTCTTCAAGCTCTGTTCTTATAACAGAAGGAATCTCAAAGGCCAATGATAGGGCTGTCTTGCTTATAAGCTGGTCCTGTACGAACCTCTTGTTCTCGATCTCCGAGGCTTTAGACCTCTCTGCCTCTGAAGCCTTAGAGAGGCTCAGGTGCCAAGTCTCATAGTCAGAGGCATGACCAAAGACAATGAATGCCTGGTTGGGTCCCTTCCTCTCTCGTGTAGTTTCCAAGGCGGCAGAGATGGTAACAGGGAGGGCCTCTCCTCCAGATGCGCACAGAGCTTCATGCAAAGTAATAGCGACCTCGGGAGAGACAGCAGGGTAATGCTTTAGAACGTTAAGGGCCCCTTCTACCAAGGGGTGATGCACCTTGAGGTATCTTTCTTTACTTTCATTTGAGTAGGGTACAACAAACGAATCAACGAAAGAGGAGGCCCCAGGAATTTCTAGGGACCGTAGAATATAGTTACCAGCGCCAGCAAAGACAGCTTTAATCTTGGCACCAGAGTAATGAGTCATGAGTTCATGTAGCATGTTCAGTCCAGGTCTCCCCAAGAAGGAGTAAGAACACCAGGGTACGCTTCGTCCATGATCTTCTTGAACTCCCTAAGTTCGCTCATCCTATTGTTGTGTTTAGAGGAAAAGCTCTCTCGCCACATTCTTCCATACCTCACAAGTAGGATACCCATGGAAGATATGATCCACCGGAGCTGCTCCTCTTCCAGGTCCGAGTCTTTGTCCAGTACAGGAGCAAGGGCATCGAGGACCGCCTTGGAAATGTCAAGGCGGTCCTCATACATGATGGCCTTTTCTATATCTTGTAGCGCTTTATCCATGACGGAAGTGTCATAGGTCTTAGTTACGCCATCTACCGTTATAGTAACGCTACTCATTTACTTCAGTCCTCGTCTAGGAACGTATCGATATTTACACAGGCTACATCAGCTACACGCTTCAGCTTAGCAATAGCACGATCCCGTGCTTCACGAATAAGCTTCTTGGCGATCTTGCCTCCTCGTGGTCCCGTAAAGGTGGGAACAAGGACAGTGGTCATCTCGCTATCGTCTCCCTGAACAAGAAGCTCGGTAAGCTCAAGAACCAGAGCGTCATCCGTAAGGTCTCGCATCACTGGAGATGAGGACGCCTCTCGTGGAGCACCCACAGCCTGAGTAAAGGTCTCAGCGAGGTCTACACCGTCGTCATCATCAAAGTCATCCGAGGGAGGGGCAGCCTTCTTGGCCTTTGTCTTCTTCTTAGGACGGGGAGCTTCTTCTTCCTCGTCTTCCTCAAGATCAAAGTCATCAAGGTCGTCGTCAACTTCATCAAAATCAGGATTCATTTATAATTCTTTCCGGCTCTTAAGCCTTCTTACCGCTGCTAAGGAACAGCGAATAACTATCAAAGTACTTTCCCCAGGGACGAAACTCCTGGGTCTCATAAATACCCGTGTCATTGCACACAAGAAGGACTTTACAGGGGTCCGCTATGTCAGTGAGGGTATTTCCGAGCAATGAAATCAATTTATTCTCATCAACAACATATTCGCTGTCCTCTGTCTCTTGTTTCTTAATAAGAGAACAGGTGTGTCGAACAGTAGTGCTGAGCACAATAGAGTGCTCTCCGTGGCGGCGGAGCCTGATATCTACCTGGTGCTCAATCATGACTAAAAAATCTCATCGATAAGCTTAGAAAGGTAGGAACTGTCAATAGTTTTCCCTTCCTGCTGAGAGTCTCTCTTAAGGATTGAAATAATTTCCTTAAAGTATGCCTGGTCCACACCAACTAGCTGGTCTGACAGCAACTCTACGTTTGACAAGAGCCAGTTGTTTGCACCGGGAACCGACCAAGGAGCAGGTTCCTGGCCCCTACTAACCTCTGGATCTTCTTCTGAGTCATTGTAATCTTTGTTGTTGTGATTAGTACCCCATGCGCTGCCCGTAAGGTCAGAAGGGGGAGTCGATGACGTGTCTGGTGTAAACCCTAAAGAAGTCCCCATATTATGATACTCCTGTAGGGTCTGAGGAGTACACATCGCTGCTACCTGACTCACCATCTTAAGAATCTGACCTGCGTTGATTGTCCAATCCCGTTTAATGAACTTACGAATACGGATAATGGAACAAATAGGGTACTGACTACCCATGTAGTGAAGCTCTTTTGTCAGTACAGATTCCAGAGCACGCTTATTGGTTACTAGTTCACGGTCCCACGACGTCCAATAGTTAGTACAGTGAACGAAGTCATAGAAAGAATGAATTTTCTTAGGATCACCATAGAACCGCAGGACAAGCTGAATGTCACCCGAAAGAGTAATAGCGTTGTCCGTAAGGAGTAGCGGCTTATACTTTTTGCACTCGCTAAGCTTCTTGAACTCTTTTCCCTCGCAGGCTGAAGAGAAGGTGCTCCTGACGAAAGCCTCGGTAGAATCTCCTACCATGTCGTTTTCAAAGTACTCGTAGGTTCCTTCGTCTACGGATGCCACACCCGAAGACTGTACCATCACTTTGACTCGACCGTCTTCGGCAACAACTCTGAGGTAAGATTCTTCCTCAGGGTTGAATACTTCGCCTTCCTTCTTCTCTCCCTCCAGGTACTTATTTACGTAGTACTCAGCTACGGCTTTTGTAGTCTCAAAGTCCCTGAAGTACAAGTCAAAGTCGTTGACGGGCTCCTGCAATAGCATAGAAGCAATGCACCCGCCTGTAACTAATGTGTTGTTTTCTACGAGTTCCCTGACCTTCTCATCGTCAATGGACTTGACCCAGCTGTCGAACTTATCGTTGATGGTGGACTGTATTGTCTTTATCTTCACTAATCTGTCTCCTCTTCTACTACAGCCCAGCTATCCAGGGCGTCACCCAACATGTCTGATAGCTGCTCGTCTGCGTAGGTCTGTGCCTCTTCCTGAGAGGCAAATTCAAGAACTTCTACTATTTCATCTCCCTCACATGTAGGGAAGGGGTAATCGTAACCACATTTAATTTTGAACTTAGGCATCGAATCTTTTACTATAAGAGGGGTTGCACACCGCAAATCACTTTCGATCTTACCTAGGGTACAACCCTGTATGATGGCGATTTATCTGCAAATTTCTCGATGAGGTGTATCGCATGAATGTGACCCGTGGATGTATAACCCCTATATGGCGTATTCTCAATCCAACCATTTGCTACTAACAACTCAAGAAGTGTAAGTACCCTACGCAGTGCGTCAGGGTACTTACACGAGTCTACAAGTGTGGATACTGGTGGAGCGTACTAACGATAACAAGAGGCTAGCCAGTTGGCACCGGTTACGACATCAATACCACAGTAGTCAAATATAAATCTATCAATGTACCTCTCCACACCTTAGGCCCTCTATTCAAGTCCACGCTGCGCTAGTGCTTCAACATACTTGTCGGTTGCCCGTATAGCAGAATCCTGGATTTCTTCAAGGCTCATCAATTCTAGATCATATTTATGGATTAGATAGTTCATAATTTGAAGATAGTGGTTGTCCCATTGTGTCATAAGGGTTGAAGATAGTTTATTTTTCATGGTCTTTCCTTTATTTTCTAATGTATCATTGTCAGGGTACATTAGTGATTGTACCACAGACAAGAACAAGTAGTCTTTCGTCTGTTGCTCAGAAGGAAGTTCCTCAAACGGAACCATACAGGGGTGGGTCTTATTATCCGGATCTTTTGTTTCCCCGTAAGTCCACCCTTCTTTCTCCTTTAGTTCCAACCAACTCCTGTGACTGTCACCTGGGGTAGTCTTCTTGGTTGTTTTACGCACTCCATCAATGGCACTTTCTCTCTGCCACTCGGGAGCCTCTTCCCACGGTACCTGGGATGTGTCTCCAATAGATGTACAGTATGCCCTGTTAACCTCATGGGCTACGCGTGCGATTTCTTCGATTTTCATACGGATACCTCTGCCTTTATTGCTGGGTGGTGGTTGTAGTTGGTGATTTCAAAATCCTGTGCTCCCTTGCACTTTTCCAGGAAATCATCGATAGACCAAGAAGTAGGGTCCTCACCATCAAAAGTCTTGATGTGAAGAGAAGGCAAGTCGTAAGTGTGCCTGTTGAGCTGAGTGTCTACTTGGTCTCTGTGATTGTTATAGATGTGAACGCTACCAAAAGTGTGGACGAAAGAACCCGCAGAGAGTCCAGCCATGCCTGCCAGGATGTGAGTCAGGAGGGCGTAGGAGGCAATATTGAAAGGGACTCCAAGAAATGAGTCAGCACTGCGTTGGTACATTTGGCAGTCCAAATACTTTGGGGTTCCTTGATTGTCAGGACGCACGGAGAACTGTGTCATCATATGGCAAGGAGGAAGTGCCATGGCTTCCAAGTCTCCTGGATTCCAAAGCTGCATGATGATTCTCCTGGAGAAAGGATTGCTCCGTATCATGTCCAAGCAACCCTGGAGCTGGTCAATCCCTACTCCTTCGTTCATGCCCCACTTCCGTCCGAAATGACGCATCTGGTATCCGTAGACGGGTCCAAGACTACCGTCCTCTTTTGCCCACTCATCCCAGATATGAACATTCTTGTCCTGAAGAACACGGGCATTGGTGCTCCCGCTCATGAACCACAAAAGTTCCTCGAAGATACCACGCGTGAACATCCTCTTAGTAGTCAGGAGGGGGAACCCTTTGCTAAGGTCAATTTGAATCTGATACCCAAATAGGTCTTGTGTTCCTGTACCTGTGCGGTCTCCCTTGAACACTCCACGGTACTTTATAGCCCGAAGCATATTTAGGTACTGGTCTTCGGCGCTTTCTTTAAAATCAATGTAATAGGTCATTTTCTTAGCCAATCGTAATCGTGAGACACCTTAGAGTCGTACAAAGAGAACTCGATAATTTCTTTAGACACTTCGAATTCATGGTACTTGATAAGCTCCACTAGGTTCGATACAGAGTGCTGAAACTCTTCGTATGTACACTCGTAGTCACGAAGGGTTACCATCACAGTGTACAGACCATCTTCGTACTTCTTGAAAATATTTTTGCTTTTATGAGCTTTAGTATCTTCTAACAAACACTCAAGCTCTTCCTCTAGCTCCTTGACACACAATACTGGAATGTGGCACTCGAAGTAACACCCGTCTGGCATTACAGTTCCTTCTTCCTCTGGGTATGCCCTGTGAGACGAAGAGGGGGCCGCAGGGTGCCAAGGGGTAGTTTCTATCTTCTTCCGGATAACGTTAAATCCACCATCTAAAAGAGTCCTTACGATTTCATCCATGCGTTCGGCGACTCCCTGGTTATCTCCGAAGTACACTGAACTTGTCATAAGATCTTTGATAGGCTCTTTGCCTTCGACATGAAGGTCAAGAAGAATAGGCTTTACTCCTGCAAAATCGCACACCCTCTTGAATGCTTCGATGTCAGACGTAGAAGCTTCCACTGTGACGTGAATTTCATAAGGAAGACTCCACTTTCCCTTCTCCCGAGTTACTTTTCTCTCCCGAGCTTGTAGGTCTGCCCAGTATTTTGACTTACGGGCTAGCTCCTCTTCTAGTTCCTCTTTCGTGAACCCCATGCTATAAAGAACAGACTGGGTGCAGAGTGTCACGTCTGCGATTTCTTCAAGAATACGCTCCCTTACCACAAATCTGTGGTTGGTTGCGTAAGCTCCCTCATAAGGTAGGATTACTTTTGAAAGTTCTCCTACTTCCTCGACTAGCTTGAGTGTTTTCTGTCCTAGTGTTTTCTTGTCCTCTCTAGTAAGCTCCTGGATAAACGCATCAAGGTCTAAGACTTCTTTCTTTTTCATTAAAATCTTTCAAATAGGAAATTAGAGAAGGAACAATCAAGGCACGCAAGACCTTGTAAGAGGAGGAGGGCTCAGTACGGATGTGGTCTGGAAGGAATGCGATAACGCCTTCTAGATCTTTGGCGAGAGAAGAGTAGTAGAACTCATCGGAAGAGGACCAGTAGCTCCTTGTGAGCCTGTCGTAGAGACTTGTTGCTTCCTCTACTCCGATTTTGCCCCTTTTGCGCTGGGCGATGACTTCTTCTTTTAGGGACTCTACGGTCATCTCCGAAGAGAATACGTCCTTACTCAAGGCACCTAACTTATCTGAGACATAGATAGGTCCCCAAGAAACGATGCGAGCACCTAGCGTGAGAGAGTCATCAGGACCCCAACGGTAGGACCAGGATCCCCAATCACTAACAACAGAAAGGATGCACGTACTGTAGTTAAGTGTGCATTGGGCCCACCCTACGGGCTCAAACCTAAAGTGTATAGATACAGTTTCAGAAAGGGAGGCTTCCTTTACACTGTACTGCTCCTCTATCAGAGAGAGGTAGTTAGATCCCATGACATTCCTTTTGTAGTGTGTGTTCTACGAACAGCGTTTACAGTCATTGCGGAGACAAAGGACATGTTCCTCTTTATTCTGTCTTCGTTCCAAGACAATAGACCGTTTACCATAGGGGAAGTGCGTTAGAGGCCAGTTAGGCCAGTACCTACTTTCCTTAGGATGATTTCTGGTCCTATAAAGATACATCCGGAGTCGAAGTAGTCGCCAGCGGGATTTGATAGGGCGTGATTTCTTTTCATAGAAAGATTTTATTTTAGCGTTTGTTCGGTACATTCGTTAGCCTAGTCACCATCGTTTGCTGTACTCAAATCCCCCTGGGACACTACGCCATCCTAGAAGCTCCAAAGTCGCAACAACAGGCTCCGGGACTTCCTCGTCAACCGCCGCCCACACTGCGTCAGGACGGTATGTAATTGAAGCGTCTTCCGAGAAAGTGTGTACCAGGTCAAGACCCAGCGAGAGCGCCCTCAAGGAACTTACTTCATCCATGTAACGACCAGTGTGCCTCATGAAGTGCCACGCACAGATTCTTGATTTCTTCTGTGTTCGTTTCGTCAGGTAGGCTACTCTTCTTATAGAGGTCCTCTACTAAATCCTCAAGGCGGGAAGCTTCCTCCATAATCTCCTCGTATGTCTTAGACCCAAGACGAATTTCAATCAATTCTTCGGCATCTGGGCGTTTAGTAATAACTCCTTTGCCTTCCATGATTTCTGCACACATTCTCATCAAGCGAATAAGGTGCATTCCGTTCTTAGTGTCGTATCCAAACTTGGATTCAAGCTTGGCCCTTGCTTCGTTTCGGTTTTTCTTCCATCCCTGATACTGTTTCCACCTAGTAAGGGCTGAAGCGTACTCCTTTTCCCTCCGGACAGCCGTGGCTACCTCTGGTCCGAAGGTGTACCCCTGGGACTCTAGATCCTCAATGGCACCCATTGTAGTCTTGTCGATGACCTTACTTCCTGACTCTGGAAGTCCAAAATCAGAACGAAGAGGCTTACTCTTAGGAGGATTGCGTAGCCACTCGTAGTGTCCTCTCATCTTCTTCAACTGGGAGTGAGCGTATCCCATAAAACGAAATTTAGCCCTCTTTGATAGGAAGATGTCCCGTTTTTCGATAAGGACTCTCCCTACAGGGGCGCACACAGTCCAGTCACTCTCTTCTGTATAGAGAAGCTCTACAATGTTGGGGTTACATTCAGACGCTAACTTAAGAAACTTCTGTAGCGCAAAAATAGTCCTGTCATGATCATGTCCCCGGTTTACCTGTTCTTCGTGCTGGTCGAAGGAAAAAAACGGGTCTAGGATTACATCCTTAGGGGGAACGCAGACTCCCTTGAAGTCCACGTCAGAGCCTTCGATGTTGGTACCATAAGCCCTGCTTCCCGTGAGGCATTCGAACACTGTGTTCTTGGGTACATCAAATCTCATCTGGTTCTTCCTCTGGACCTAGTTCAGACCGTTCAAGGCGATACCGGAAAACGGCAAGAAGTCCCTCTAATGTAGAAAGACCAACCATAACTTCCCACATGTTGTAGGGGCCCTCACCCTTAATAATAGAAGAGAATTCTTCCATTGCCTCTACCAGAGGAGGTGCTGCTCGGGACACAAGATCTTGTGACTCGGGTTTCATCATAGAAGACATAGCGGCAGACATGGGTTTAGACGTTGCCTTGAACGAAGACAGGTCTCCTCCCTCTTCAAGGTAGGAAGAAACTAGGTCAGCAAGTATCTTCTCCTTCCCGTCTCCGATGTCTGTGTCACCTAACAGGCTGTCAAGGAGGTTAATAGCGGAGGGGACTGTGTCTAACAAACGATTATGTGTCATGGCTATTTTTAGTATCTGTAGGGTTAAAGAGTAAAGGCTCACCCGGAGGCAAGCCTTTTACAGTAGTCTGAGGTTCCTTACTCCTCCGACCCCTTGAGCCACGGCACATCTGTCAGACGTGACAGGAAGTTAAAAAGAGATTTGAAGCTACTCTCTGTCTGGTTTACGGGATCTTCATCCTCGTACCTATCCAAGTAAAGAGAGTCGGCTATTTCGTCTACAGTATCGTACAGGCTTAGCTGTTCGGTACCCATGAGACGTAGGTCTGGAGATGTCCTCCGGACCTTATTAGAAAACTTTCTAGCTTTTCGAGCCAGGCGCTTTCGGTCGCGCCCGTGTCGTTCGAATTCTGCATATAACTGCCTCGCTTCCTTTTCTATTTTCAGTGACTCTTTCATCCGCTTTAGGCGAGATGGCTTTAGCCGTGACGGCTCTAGAGTTCGCATAAAATTAGATAAGAAGGGGCGAGAGAATTCTCAAGGGGAAGGGAGAAAATACCACTTTTCAGCGGAAGGAATGTCTAGTTTTTGGGTAGAAAGGACAACATAGTCATGCATTAAAGGAGGAAGCTGACTCAGGTGCTCAGAGGTAAACCGGTAAACACGTGCTCTTTTTTCGTACTGAGGAGTTATCCACAGATATTCCACGTCAATTCCTGAATCAAGCAAGTGACGGTCTATCTTCCAGTAAGCAGAAGCATGCGTCTCTTCGACGTACACGTAACGTACTTTTGATGTGTCAGAGCCCCGTGGAACAGAAGGAAGCCCCATGTCCCTAGCTTCTCTCTCAACAATAGAAAGAGCGGCCTCCAAGGGGAGATCAAAAGAGTTGTGACAAGTTCGTGCCAGGGTAAGAGCACACTGTAGAGAGCAGGCGGTCTTGCCATCCGTGTATATCGATGATTGCATACACACGGGACAGAGAACCTTTTCTGCTCCTTTGCTGGTCATCCTGATGACCTGAGCTTTCTTCTTATAAAACACCCCGTAGTGTCGATGATTCGCACCAACATACGTAAGGGTAAAGTAATAGGTCTGGGAAGAATTCTCATCTGTATTTCTTGCTAATATATAAACAGGAAAACAAGTCGATCTATTAAATCGATTCACTTACTCTAAAGCAAGTGAATCGCGTTCAATACGCAACTGTGCAGGGTACGAAAAGGAACCTCAGGTCTCCGTGTCTTCTTGAATAACCAGTCTAGATATCCTACGTTGGGAGTGTTAAAAGGACGACCGTAAACTACCTTTTCTTTGTCCCTGAGAAAATACCCGAACTCCACATTAGTAGTGAATCCAGGAAGATCCTTGAGATCTCTAGGAACCCAGAATAGAAGAACATCGCAAGCATTAATAGCTAAGTGTTCCCATTGGGCGTCAGAGTCTCCATGGAATACTCCGTCGCGCGGCTCTGGAATAATGAGAGACACATCATAGGTTTCGTCAAGCAGACTCGATTCTTCCCTGAAGGAATCTTCAGCCGATACTCTCCACGAGGTACTACCATCACGAGGCGTAGGTCCTGCGAGAAACACTAACTTCCTCTGGTACGGTATAGGCTCTAAGTTGTATACACTGCCCGCTAGAGAGAACTTCTCCATCAGAAGAAGCCTCCTCCTGGCTTAGCGATCTTAGGTCCGCCGAGATCGATAAGAGCTACGATGTGGTGTGCACGAGAGTCTCCAATAACACCTTCGTGTACCCGCTCTTCGTTGTTAAGGTCCCGCAAGAAAAACGTACGACGTGCACGGCTGATGTCCGCCTCGTTAGGCTTCTTGATCTTACCGTCCTTTTCTCTGCACACCGTTACGTGGTAGCTGACCTTCTTCTTCTCGCTGTTGCCTTTGACCCTCACAGGGTTAATAGCAACCAGAACGATTAGGCTACTGCCCTTCTCTCTGTACTTATTGACGCTTGCTCCCTCGTGGTCCTTGACACCTTCAAAGATCCAGTCGTTAGAGATACTCTCAAGAGGAGCCACGCCGGTAAGTGCCTGGGCTACCCAGTCTCCGTCGTCTTCCGTGGGAGCAATCGTTTCAGTTGAAAATAAGTCAGTCATTTAATCTCTCTTCATTGTAAGGGCCCAGCCAGAAAGTATTAGGTCAGACCGTAGTTTGGATACATCTTCATCTCGTATCTCTGGATTGGACAAAAGGTCAACACCCCTACTAAAGACGGAGAAGCCTTCGGTACTAAGGGTATTCGCATCAGTGTACAGTGCTGCATCCACAAGGTACCCTGCTGCGTACGCCTCCAACTTTCTCCCGTCTTTACGTGCATTATCCCGTACGATACGAAGACCCGCAGCAGTCACTTCTAGGGTCTTCTTGATTGTGTCACTGAAAAATCCTTCAGTACTTTCGGCGGGCGAAATAGAGGGTGGATCAGATTCTACAGAAACTTGAGATACATTGTCAAATGACATAACAACATAGCCATCAGGTAATCCCACATCATAACCTTTAGCAATGTAAGTGATCTCGGCCGTAAGGGACCGGCCAGTAAGGGGATCAACTCTAAGGGGGTTGTATTCATGTATCTCAAGAATGTCACGCATCTTAAAGTCCTTGTTGTGTTCACGGGCTTCAACATGCCTTTTTCCTGAAACAATAGAGTTAAACTCCCTAGGGACAACCTCTATCACATGGGTGTCTGGTTCATCGTTCATCTTGATACTCATCAAAAAGTTGCTTGAACTTAGTGGGAACTAGAGGAGGCGTAACACCATGAGACACAAAGATAGAAGCAATAAACTGGTCCATAGCTTCTGCTTTTGCTTCAGGGTCCTGAGCGTCATCTAAAGAGAGGGCAAGGTCAACTCCTGCTCGAATCACAGATTTGACTTCCTCGGATTTGATTTTTCTCTGCTTATTCGTCATTGGACACCAATGTAGTGGATCCTATTATATCCATAAGATCTTCATAGGCAAGAGCTTTAAGTAGTACCGCTCTGAGCTGCATACTAGTCATGACCCTCCCGTAGGAGTCAGGTCCATCAAAGTCCACACGTAGTGTCCAGGTGGATTCATCACAATCCACTTGGACCTGTTGTGAAACATAGAACTCGGAGGGATGTCGAATATCAACCTCCTTAATCATATCCAGTATCTGTAGCTTTGTTACTTCGACTGTCATGTTACGGCTTTCTACCGTTGCCCTACAAAAGTCCGTGCGGGATAGACTCTCGGTATCCTGCGGCTGTAATCTGTACAAACTCTGCTTTGACTTGGAACTCTTCTAGGTTGGAGGCACCCGCATATGTCATACCAGATCGAATACCCTCGTGAAGACCCTGTACTATTTTTTGTACGGGTCCTTTATAAGGAACAAGACGTTCTGCTCCCTCGATGTACTCTGCCTTTCCGAAGAACTTCTTCTTAGCGCCATGACTGGCCGAGCCTGCGTACATCTTATAGAGTGCGTCCCCGTTCTTTACAACATCTCCTGGGGCCTCGTCTGTTCCTGACAGAAGGGATCCGAGCATCACAGCGTCGGCGCCGGCAGCGAGACTCTTGCAGATGTCTCCGCTATTCTTTAATCCACCGTCTGCAATTAGAGACATGGGGGACCCGTATTTTTCTAGTGCAGCGGAGATGCGCCACACAGACTCTAATGTAGGAAGTCCAAATCCTGTCTTTACTCTCGTGCTACACAAAGACCCGCCACCGACTCCTGCCTTAAGTGCAACACGACTCTGATCTTCCATGCACAATCCCATGATAAATGATCTTGCTGCATCCTCCGTTGCGATGTTTCCTATGATCAAAGGAACATCAAACTCTTCCAGAAACTGCCTGGAAACTTCAACCACCCTATCTTGATCGCCGTGAGCTACGTCAACACAGATAATGTGTGCACCCCCGTCTATACATGCAGCAGCTCTTTCTTTCCAGTCGTCGCCAATTCCAATTGCTGCTCCAACGTACCCTTCTGACTTTTGTACCATGGATGCTTGCTTCTCGATAGAGCACATACGGTGAATGATTCCTAGGGCTCCTTCACTTGACAGTGCCGTGGCCATTTCATGACCGCATACGGAAGGCATGTTTGCTCCTAAAATTGGACTCTCTAGACTAAGTCCTCCTACTTGGGTAGCCAGTGACACCTCAGACCTGCTACGAACTGGGTTATACTTGGGCACAAGAAGAACATCATCAAACGAAAGAACTTTATCTAGTTTCATCAATATTTCCTTAGACTTTCTGAGCCATCTCTCGACTCAATCGGTCTACTTTGTTATTCAAGAATGCGGACACGCCCTGTTTGCTCGAACGATGGCCTTTTACATGAGTGAAGTAGGCACGGCATTTATACTTGTAGAGCATGCGCCTGAATTTGTTTTGTATAACCAGCCAATCTTTTCGACGATAAATAGTATCCGGCTGCCATTCTAGATAGTGAATAGCAGTGTGGCAGTCCGTGAATACCCCTACTCCTTCTACGTTATCGAATAGACGAACAGCACGGTACACGCCTGCTATGATTGCAGACATCTCCGCTGTTGCTGAACAGTTGACCCAAGAGGGACATTCTCCCGCCTTGTGGAAAGATCCTTGGTCACATTTTAGATGGTACGCCCACCCTCCCGCAAACTTTTCGTCATACCAGGAAGCATCAGTGTAGCAAGTTACCCACACGGTCAGGTCTCTTCTTTAAGAAACTCACGACTCAGGTCAATAATTTCAAAGTCTATTTTCTCTTCTCCAGATCCGGTTGCTTTGCCAACAAAACGAGAGGGTACAACAAGATTCCTACCTGGCGTAATTGCGGATTGGTAGTGGATCCAGGAGATGTAGTCATCCTCTTCTTCTAATAGCTCTGTTCGGGCGCAGTATAGTAGCTTGGCTATTTCCTCTCTGCTATCGGAGGGGACAGACGTGATGGAAAGGACAGTGTCTACGTACCTCACAGCCCGGTCACTGCTGATGTTAGAAGCAGTGATTGCTCCCATGATCCTAAAGGATATGTTGATTTCCTCGTTTACGTCAAGCATGCTATTTTCCACTTAGTTCCTGTTCAATCTTAGCCTGAGAGAATCTGGGCTCCGCGACTCCGGTTCCGTATGTCCAGCGTATGCCGTTCACTTCTCGGGTACCATAGGATCCCACCTCAATACCTGCCACTACTAGATCCTGTCCCTCGTGAGTATGATAGACTTTAGGGTCAACTCCTTCACTGATGAAGAACTCCATTGCGTCGTACATCAAGTCTTCTAGGGTTCCTTCTCCAGGTATGTACAGCTCTACTTTCATGAACGTGGGGCTGTGTAGAGCGTCGTCTGGCATGTTGTCTCGGAAGCAAGGAGAGCAGGCCACATATTTAGTTCCAGGAGTCAGAACACCAGAAGAAGAAGACATAGACAAAAGAGACTGCTCTGCTGATCCTACTAGGTCTCCGAGACCTGTTTTAAACCGGTGAGTTCCTGTGTAGGTGAACTGTACAAATCGAGGATCTACGTACCAGGGAACCTCTACATATATGTACCCCAGTGACTTGTAAAAGTCCACAGCTCTTCCCAAACGTGACCAGTCAATGACACTCCGTTTGTATGTTCGAGTGTCGTTCATCTTATTTCCTAGGTACTCTGTGACCTAGTTCGAAAGAAGCGGAAGTTCTATCGTGCATGAGCTTCAAGTCTTCCATAGATATATCCGGGTGGTGCTTCGCCAAGTACCCCTCTATTGCTCCATAAAGGTCGGACAGTTCCGTAAGGAGCATGATGCTAACTCCTTGCTCGTATGCATCTTTAGCCTCTAAGAATTCCTCTTCAATCTTAGAGAACTCTTGCCATGTTCCCCTAGGTATTTCCCTAGAGTGGTACCCATGTGAAGGAGTATCTTCTGGCATTAGTATACTCTGCCAAGGTCTCGTAGGTCATCATCTGGTTGGTCACCTGGGTCCCAGCCTTTCTTTCTTGCTATCCACATGCTGCACAACAGTGTAGTGCCCTCTAGCTTGGCGTGGGACTTTGGGAACCAGGCTTCTCCTAGTACTTCATGCTTCAAGTAAAGAGCCGCTTCCGTTTCGTTTAAAAGAGTTACGTCAGGAACCCTGTACCCCAATACGACAGTCATAGAACCAAGTCCCTTTCCTTCTCTTTTTCCGCAGCTATTCGATCCTTTAGAAAAAGTACAAGCTGAGATTTCTTCTGTCTCAGGTCAACATGGGATGTTTCTGTGATTGGGTACTCAGACAAAAAGTCCCGCGTAACTTCCTCGACCATCCTTACTAGGGACCGATCTTTCATGAACTTATCACACACAAGGCCAAGGTCTGAGGCATAGGTAGCGTGAAGCTCCATACTCTTCTTCATGGACGAGTATGCCTCCTCTTGTCTCTTCTGTAGAACACGGATCTCTAATACGCTATGCGTTACCATGTCCAGAGCTATTTTCAGGATGGAAGAAGAATACTTCTCTTTCTCCTCTTCCGAAACGCTCTCGTAGGAAAGAAGCAAGGAGGCCAGAAGTGGATTTGCGATATCGTTACTGCTCATTTTATTCTCAGGTCCTCTGGGGTCGTGCTGATGGGAAAGTTATACACGCTTTTTCCCTTATACACAAATCTGTCCCTGAGTCGTGATAGGGTTACTTCTTCTACTGCCCTGTACGCAGTAGATACAATTTCTTCCTCGGTGGTATGCCTACTGAGTACCCAGGAACGACCTAGCCGAGGAGATGGAAGTGTATAAGGGTCATCTATGTCTATGTCATCGTACCCGAATCGGAGAAACATGAACTCTTCCTTTTCACGGAGAAGAAACAATGGATTCCTGTACATTTCTCTAATACGAATGTGATCAAGTACATCCCTCACTGCGTTTAGTGAGTATGCCTTTTTAGGTTGTGGCATGACTAATCCCTCTCTACTACTACATGGTAAGGATAGATCTCGTGGCCCTCGTCATCCCTGAACTCTGTATCATCCGGGGTTCCCATTATATCGCAGATCTTCTCCCCTCCCATGGTATAGGCCCGGAGGCACCTTACTCCGAGAGGTTCCAGGTCACGAACAGCCTTCCTAACTGCTTCTAGCTCGGAGTGAGCACTTCTGTCGAAGTCAATCCACCAACGGTCTCCTACGTTACCTGCGAGAGCATGAGGATCTATCAGCCACAACTCTTGTACAGATTTATGACTGAACTCAATAAGCTCTATTCGAAACTGGTAGTTCATTCGCCTTCTTCGATTTCGTTAGTAAGTGCATACCTCACTAGGTCGTCTGTATTGAAAAAGGACGACTTATTTAGAGACACCGCTTCTGACTGAGTAAATCCTAGACGACTCTCCCGCATAATGGTGTGGATTACTAAAACGTCTTGGCCCCTTCCTCTGAACTTGCGAAGAAAATCAAGCAAGAATAGATTCATAGCTCCCGTTTTGTTTCCATAACAGTAGAAGTAAACAGTTGTTCCTGCATACTGGTCTACGGAGCACTCCCAATTCCAGGGTCCCCACCCTGCAAACATACCCCTGATTCTGTCGATTTCCAAAGGATTAGCACCGTCACTAAACAGGCTGTATTTCAAGGCTGCATGTCGTTCCAAGAGCCAGGACACTTCTTCGGTGGTCTCACAATTGACGGTAGTATGCGTGTAGTTCTGCACTAGTCTTTACATCCTTCCCTAAGGAAGCCCTCGGTGTCCACGAAAAACATTCTGCACTTGGACATGTATACTGAGTTGTAAGGCTCCCCTTCTAAGTAGACAGGGTGCTCTACCACAAACTGTTTCGTATGTATCCTAACGTGGTCATCGGTTGCTGACCGACTACCCACCACTTTACAGATCTCACTGTACACATCATTCCAAGGCCGCCCTACGTTTTTCTCCAGAAATCGGTACAAAGGAGAAAATAAATCGTCAGGGTACTTGTAATCCCCCCGTGTAACATGGGGCCTGCGCATACTCTGGCGCAAAGGGAGATCCTCCCAGGATACAGGATTTTTAGACTCTCTTCTGGACTTTCGGTTTCCAGCATTTGACCATCGTGCACCGTGCACACGTGGACGTTCACACAACTTCTTTGCGATATCTTTACGCATAGCATCTCCAGGGGTTCTGGGGCCGTCTATTCGGCCCTAGATAGTCATGTGGAGATGCATTGTTGTGGATATCCTTTCTGATAATAGATAATAGAATTAGAAACGGGGAAGCAGTCTCGCTTCCCCGTTTCTGGACCCCTGCGCACGATTCGAACGTGCAGCTCCCAGTAGATCAGTCTGGGCTCAGAACACTCAAAATACGCGCGTATCTATTGTGTTCCCTGTTTCCGTTACACCAGCAGGAGATTCTTTGTATTTGGTCAGAACATAGTCGGCTTTTTATTTCTAGCCTCATCTAGTTCTGTGGACCCCGAGCTGTCTGTGTACTCGATGATACTTCTATGTACCTTTTCGTACCTAACGATCTTGATAAGTATATTGATACATACGGTACCAACAATACTTGCTAGTGTGACTTCAATGAGCCATTCGAGCATTATTTTTATACCTTCAAAACCGAATCAAATTGGTAGCGGAACCGGGATTCGAACCCGGAACCCAAGGTTATGAGCCTTGTGAGATGCCCTTTCTCTATTCCGCATAAGTTACTAGTCCCGAGGGTTTTGTTCCACACGCGCCTAGCAAGCGTGTACTATAGGCTTTAGGAACTCTTTGATAGTGCCCAGGAGCGAGAGACCGGGGTCGAACCGGCAACGTCTAGCTTGGAAGGCTAGCATTCTGCCATTGAATTACTCTCGCAAAAAAAGAAACCGAGGTAACAATCTGTGTAACATTTATGTTCATTTTCAAGATGAATGACTTTACCATTTGTCTACATCAGCTGGTAGCTGAAGACAGGATTCGAACCTGCAATTGCGTGTAAGATTGTTTGTAAGGTTTCTTCTTGGCGGAGTTGACTGGAATCGAACCAGATTTGCTTGTAAGAACTGCGAAGTAGTCACTAGGTGACTGAGTAGAAGTTCTGGGAAAAATATGCTTTCTCTAAAATGAAAGTGGGGAACCAATCCCCTGTTCAACTCCTAATTTTGGAAATTTTTACATCTTATCCATGATGGTAATTAATTGCCACTAACTGAGTTATAAATCTGATTTTGATTTGCAGCGCAGGATTTGAACCTGCTACCTTCTGAGTTTCGGTCAGATGCTCTACCAAATGAGCTAGATGCGTGTAAGATTTATTTGTTAGTTAGTGACTCGGCGGGGTGTCCTGGAATCGAACCAGATTGCTTGTAAGGATTTGTGGTTGGCCTCGGATGAGGCGAGGGAAAATCCTGTGAAATATCATTTCCAAATAATGATCGGAGGGCCACCCTCCTATACACCCCAGGAAGACCTACAAAGTAGGTCATAAACCTAGTATACGAGATTAAAAGCTGAGTTTTTGATGTACAATGTAGGAATCGAACCTACTACATTAAGGTTAATAGCCTTACGCTCTATCCAATGAGCTAATTGTGCGTGTAAGCTTTTATGTTTGTTTACTAGGTGGAGAGAGTTTAACACGCTCTCCGAAGTTGTCAAGAAAAAAAGTTACTGTCCTTGTCTTTTTGTTCCGCAGTACCTTGACGTATGTGACTCCTCTTTGAGTCTTGTCCAGGTTGTGTTGCGATCTTTCTTTACAAGAGCAATCGCACTCTCAACTGCATTATGTGTGGATGTTTTATTTTCTTTTTCCGAAGTCATTTCTTTTAGTGAGACATAGCCCCGGCTGGATGAACAGTGTAACCTACCTTGACCCCGTCGTCAACAAATTTTTGAACAGAACGTGCAAGATAAGAAGAAGTGATAGCGATAAAGGGGAGAAACTGCCCATCCTCGCAAGTAGCAGCGCCTTCCTGTGGTTCTGGATCGATAACAAAGTTCTCGCTCCAGACGATACGACCGAAACTTCCTGCCCCGTCAAGGGCACCGTGAAGACAAGGAATCTCATCCTCACCTTCCTGGGGTCGACAGAAGTTCTGTACGACACTTCGTCCCTCCAGGTTATCCAAGCAGTCTACAACAAGGTCAGCGTCGGACAAAAGCTCATAAACATTTTGGTCTGTCAACTTGTGGGGAACCACAGACAGCTTCGTACCAAAGACAAAGTTCATTGTCTGCTTTAGTCCCTGTACCTTACCTTTTCGTACGGAACCCTTAGAGTGAAACTGGGAGGCCACGTTCTTGGTCTCTACCTTGTCAAAATCAATAACGGTAAGATCGATGTCTAGGTTACGAATAAACTGAACAAGGTGAGATCCAAGGGCACCCACACCTACAACTACTACTTTCTTCTGAGACATTGTTCTCCTTTACTTAGACATATATGATAGAGCACGACGAGGAAACCTGTCAAAATAGCTAGACCACAACCAAATAGAAGTGATCATTCCAACCGGAACTCCTGTGTCAGTGTGAGCCCAGGTGTGACCACCGGAGCATACAGCTTCGTTCTGGGTAGTTCCGGCCGGCGTAATCTCCGTCCACCTCGCAAAGGTGCAGTCACCCGCATCCATAAAAATGAGGTCGCATCCTTTTGTATCTGTCTCCATGTACCCTACTATGAGAAGGGTTAACCTTTGGTCGACTCCAGGAGTTCTGTTACCTTTTCTAAGTCCGTTCCCTTGCGGTTAGCGTCCCCTGTTCCCCAGCATACCCTACATACATCGTAAGTCATGGCAGCACCACCAAGTCCTCCCCGCCATGTAGAAGTGGACCCATAAAGCATGGTACCCATACCAGCACAAGAAGGACAAGGAGTAACAACACCCCTCCATGCTAAAAACTCTCGAACAGTGAGGGTCTTATCAAGTTCTACACTATTCCTTAGTTCCCACGCAGAAGTGAGTGGAACAGTAGGATCCTTCAAATTCGAAGGATAAGGGTCTTCATGGTTCCAACGAACAGACTCACGGGTCCCTGTCTCATACCACTCAAAGTGGAGCATATGTGTAGAGTGACCCATAATGTCAGGTCTGGCCTTCTCAGGAGGAAGAACGGGCGATACATTTGCCAAATGCATACCTCTACGGAGGTAGGATCCTACTTCTAGTCCTCGAACCGGCTTGACCTCTCCATAGTTCAGAACACCACTAGCACCTTCAACAAGTACAGCCTGGGTGTAAAGCCAGTGTTCTTCTCCTGGTCCTCCAGTGAAGTCCTCTATGGCTACAACAATTCCATCCTCTGCTGCAAATACCCTGGACTTTCCCGTGACATAAATGTCTATTCCTTGATGGTAGTAATACGATCTCTTATGACCAAACACACCATATTCTGATGTAAGTCTTTCCTGATTTGTGAGATCTTCGGATTTAATGGGGAATGTCCACTGAGGCATTAGGTGCTACTTGTCCGTTCGTTCGAAGTCAACGAACGAAACATCTGGTGTGTTTGCCTCTTTACGGGATACTTCTTGGAACTCAGGTGGAAGAGAAGGAAAGAAGGCATCTCCCTCTGCTTCACGGTCCACAGTAGTAAGGAAAACTTTTGTAACAAGGGGCAGTGCAGCGGAATATACTGTAGTTCCACCTATAATAAACGGCACATTTTCAGAATGCCTTTTAGCAAAAGAAAGCGCATAAGACAAGGTCTTAGCTGGAACACACCCAGAGAACTCCCTAGTGCTAGAGAGAACAATGTTTATTCTTCCCGGAAGAGGACGTCCTATCAACTCATGTGTTTTTCTTCCCATGATGACAGGAGATCCGGTAGTAAGCGCCTTGAACCTCTTCAGATCCTCAGGAATGTGCCAAGGTAGGCCAAACTTGCCCTGGCTGTTACCTATTACACCGTTACGTCCTACCGCTACAATTAGGTTTAGAGGCTGTAGCACTATCAATCGGACTCCTTGAGGGGTTTACCGTGACTGTCTACCTTTTCTCTCGACAAGTCTGATGACACTCTGTGCTCAAAAGAAAGGTCCCACTTCCTTCTCCGTTCCTTTTCTTCCCACATATCCGCAAGAAGGCTTTCGTTAGCTAGAAGGGAGTTATAGTAGTCCGCTCGGATCTGGGGTCCGGTTTCGTCCCACCTAAGAAGCTCAGATTCACGTTCCCAGTAGTCAAAATACCTCCGTTCCATAAAACGAAGTGACTGGGGTGATTCCTGATCTTCGCGATACTTTTTAATAGCGCAGAAGATACCTCCATGATGGTCCTCGTACTCGTCCCCACTATACCAGCTAGGATTAACACCTTCTAGGTAGGGTCGCAGCTTCTCTCCGAAGAAGGTGTACTGCCCATTGCGAGAGAACGAGGCGATTGGAGTGGCGTCGTACCCGTTATCTTCCGCACAAAAGCAAGAGAAAAGAGAGATAGCCTGATCGTTACAGGACCACCCAGCTCTATAATAGGGGCTGTTCCACCCATAAATAGAGTCTACCCTCTTAGTGTGGTCATACCCAAAGTAAAATCCTTTGATGGTCCTCGTATGACGGGTCCAGTCCGTACTAGGCCAATATCCCTCTTTATCGCATGTGACTGCAAAGAGAACGTTGTGAACAGCATCCTCCGCTTCATCATTGTAATACTGGGATACACCAAGTGTAATAGAGTTTACTTCAGGGTACATCTCAAAGAAGTGGGACAAGTACACCTTGAAGGGCCCAGTAAGATAATCCGTTCGCATACGTGATGCTTCCTCTACGGAATACCTGTGGGTGTTACTATTAGTCATATTAATACTAGTTAGGATTTAAGGGATAAGAAAAAAGGCTACCTAAACAGTAGCCAGTTTTCAACCGAAAGGGGTCTTTGGACGAATGCTGAAGAGAGCGAAAGGTCGTCCTTCGCTCGGGGCAAAACGGTCCACAACGAAGTCGCTGAAGTCAGCGTTTTCGTCTGCTGCGATTCCCTGCACACTACCTGCGCTCACGGCTTCCGTTACCCACATGCGAATGTCAGCATCCGATGCGTCCACAGAAACAGGCTGTGCCATGTCTCCGTTCTGTCCTGCCCAGGTCACGTTGACCCGTGCTTCATCGCTTAGAACTTCATAATTTGTTGCCTCTTCAGTCATATTTAACTCCTCTATTTTAAAACCAGACTAGTGGTAAACTTTAGTCTTCTTATCATTGGGGTAAAAAGAATCAAGGTGACCAGAGTCAGTCCCTTCATTCGGTTCTTGTGGATCGAATGCCATTCGAAGAAGGGCAAACTCTTTCTTGGCTACCTTATAGCTTTCTTCTTTGATACTTCTCATGTAGGCTACAAGAACATCTCTATGGCGGGGGTAGAGGCAGAGACACCATATCCCACCTATGGCCTTTACAAACTGAGTCCTGCCAGATATTCGTACAGGGAGCTTTTCTAGGTAGGTAAGTAACTCGTTTGACTCCCTTAGGTTCCAACTGATCACCAGACCGTCTATCTCTACTTCTGTTCTCTTGTTGTTCGATAAAGTTGGTCCTACGTATCGCTCGAAAAATATAGTTTCGCATGGTTCTGAATGTGTCTCATCTCTATATTCTGGATACCGAGTGTCAAGGTCATCTACTAGGTCATCTTCCATCTCTTCTGGAGCTACATGGCCCCTCAGCATTGACCCTACTAAAAGTTTCTTCCATCCCATAACACTACCCCCAGTGTACAAACACTATCATAAAAAGGGTTCAGAAGCTAGTTAAAGATAGGAAAGAGGTCACACTACTCATTTTCTAAACTTCTTACCGCGTACTCGCAGCGGTTCCACGCCTTATCACCCGTATAAAGCGGAGACGTTAGGACAATGGGCGATAGAACACCATCCTGATAAGTCCAAAGAACATCTGTAACAATCACCAACTTATCCTCTAACCACACCTTTTCATCTTGACGTGGGATGTCTCCTGAAAAATGTATAGTATTTCCGTTGGGTGTTTTTAGTATGTAAGTCATGCTTTTCCTAAGGAATAGTGGCTGAACAAACGAGGGGCCCATTCCTCTAATCTAGGCTCCACACTAGCAAGAAGGCTAATTTGCGTGGACATGTTTGACCCATCAATCTCTTCAGGGTCCATGTTATTGTCGATATACTTTAGCAGAGTAATACGACGCAAACTAGAGGTGTTACTAATGTATTCTGCTACTTCTGTCTCGGTAGCACACCAAGAATCAGAGTCACGGGACTCTCGTAGCCTACGAACTACAGACCTGCAAGCCTGATCAATGAGAAGTGTGTCACTAACTACCCCCAGCTCCAGAATGGACATTCTCACGGAGGCAACAGAAGGGTACAGGACGTTACCGAAGTAGTCAAGGGCTTCCTTGATCATTTCCTCGTTCGAGGTAGACTCCAGTGAAATATTCGCTATTTTAAACCTCACTCCGGGAGTTACGGCTCTGTAGAAAGAAGCCTCCTCTTTGTAGCGATGTATGTCTATGGCGTACTTGTCATTATCCAGAATTATCCAATTAGGACTGTATTCTGTGTGCCACCCCCTAACAGTGTATGATAGAGTCCGCAGCTTATCCAGCCAAGAAAAGTCAGCACTAAAGGGAGTTGATTTCCAGGAGCCTGCGATCTTCCTGCATACAATGATGTCCGTCTCGGAACAGATCCACCACAACAAGGACCTTCCTAGCGCCTTCTCAATGGAATCAAATGTTTCAATGTCGATCGATGAAGGTGAGGGTATGCCTGAACCAGGATGACTATGAGCGAAACCAAGAACTTGGTCTCTGTTATCCCATATCTCACTCCACAGGTCTTGAGAATCAGGAAGGTATACGGCAGACCTTCCTTCTGGCAGGTGCCAGTAAATAGGCTTGTTGTCTAGTCCCACAAGGACCCCTGTTTCAATACTCATCTCCGCGCCGACTTTCTTCGTAAAATTTGTTATTCCTAACAAGTAACAAACGGTCTGCCTCCAGTTCGGCAACAACACCCCACCACCCAATAGACTGAGATCCACTGAGCCCTTTGAGGTAGTGGACACATCCATAACGGCCATAAGAATGGGTCGATAATGTCCTAATAACTGATAGTATTAGACCGGGGGTAGCTCCCGCCATCTTAAGAGCAGTCGTTACTGATATGCGCCATGTGTCTCTCTTGGACCCATAAAATATTTCAGATACCCATTCTGCTTGCTTGTCGGACAGACTATTCATCCGAGTACCACTTGAAGGGAATATCATCCGTAACATTAAGCACATAGTGCTCTAGAGAGGAATAGTCCGCAGTTTTTAATGGAGTACCTCTCGACGTGTCTGACATAAGATCTCTAACACGCTTACCAAGAGAAGTACGTATAGGAATGTTATGAAGAGGAATCTTGGAAAAGGAAATACGCCCTGTTATAGTTCTAGACTTTTTCATCTATGATTTCCTGTAGAGACTCATCAGACAGAACCACTGTCAGATTAAAGTAACTCAAAGGGCACTCCCTGATGTCTTCTAGGAGGATCTCCTGTATCATGCTCATGACTTCAGCCTTTCCTCCCTCCCTGTAAGCCTCACGAATGTCGTCACTGCTGACATTGATAAGGTCTTCGGTCTGCTTTATCTTAAAATCGATTATTACGTCACTCATTTCTTAGTCTACCCCTTGGGAATCCAGTCATTTTCTCTACAACTCCAGTGTAATGTGCACCATAGCTTATTTTGAGGATGGAGCCGTCACAGAAGCAAATAGAAATGTTACGATTGTTCTCTACTATGGTGTCAACTGCGGATAAGTTGATACAGACTCTCTTTCCTGACTCATGTAGATAAACACTGTGGAATCCCGGAAGGGTCTTGAGAAGTAGCACCCCGTTTTTTGAAAGACGAACGCTTCCCTTCTTATGACGTAGCATATAGAATAAAGAATCCTTTAGTGGTTCTGGTTCCTCCGCATAAAGGATAGAGTCTGTTCGCAGGGCCATCCTGGAAACGTTGCCCCCATTTGAATAGGTCTCCACATATACAAAAGAATTTTTATTCATAAGTCCTACCAGTGGCGCCAAATAACGGCACCCTCAGAAACTGCTTCTCTCACAACGCCTGGAAGGGATTCCAAAGTAAAATAGCTGTCCCCTCGCTCTCCCGTTGTTTCGCTCGTCAAGCACACACCTGCTTCTACGATGGACAAGTCCTCTCTGCAAACACATTCGTACCTTCCTCCGTTCAGGGTATATCTTACAACGTACTCTCCGTTACCAGTTCGTCTGTGCTCCACATAAGAAGCGCCGCCGATAGAAAGGGAAGACCTTGCAGCAGTCTCAAAGTCTACCTGTGCCAGCCTCCTACGTGTAAGACCGTCCCCAAGGGATGTACGAACTTGTTCTTCCAATGCAGCCCGTTCTTGCGCTCTTCGTTGTCTCTCTTCCTCTTGTGCCCTAGCCCTTTCCGCTTCCTCTCGAATACGTCGCTGTTCTTCCCGGCGAGCACAGGCAAGGCGAAAGCATAGGTCAAGGGCCGGAGTAACTTCCTTTACTTCCCGTAGAGAGTCCTTGTCTTCAAGGTAGGCTTCTCGAACTTCGTCCTCGGGACCAAGGGGAAAAGAAAGTCCTCCGTAAAAAAGAGGACCGTTAGTCCAGTAGCGGTGAGCAGATACCCGCTCAAAGTGGTCTAGGTGGTCCATGAGATGAAGACGTGGAAATCTACCTGCCATTTCCTGCGGCGTGGAGATGTTTCCGCCTTGACTGTCTGAGACAAAAAGGTCACCTACTGCGTACCCACAAATCTCTTCTGTAGGGACCCCTTCATCTGACTCTTCCTTAAGACGGGCAGTCCGGCTGTCGATTGTCCACTCATACATGCCTGCTTCGGAGGGAAGAGGACCCTTAATTTTCCAGGATCTGGATCCATAAAATAGCCTACGCCCACCCAGCCATGGAGTGACAATAGTCTCATCAGGTTTTTGAAGCAGGTCTTTCCAGCTCATGGTGATTAGTATGTGAAGGGTTTCCACGTGATAAAAGTCAATTTTTCTTTAAAAAGAAATGTTGACTTGGAAAATATGATGTTCATATTCTAGTAAAGTCACCAAGACTTAAAAATATAGGAGATAACATATGCTAACTTTGCGTGACCCGTTTGCAGATTTTCCCTCTTTATTCTCTTCTCGCGTACATGGAACAAATGGCACAGCTGATAGATGGTCTCCTCCTCTAGACATAGTTGAGGATGATACCACGATCCATATCAGTATGGAAGTTCCGGGAATGTCGCTTTCTGACCTTCAGGTGGAGGTAGGATCCGGAGTCATCACTATTTCAGGAGAGAAAAAGAAATCTACTATTAAGGCTCATAGGGTAGAAAGCCGTAGCGGAAAGTTCGTTAGGGCATTACGTCTACCCAAGGACGCAAACGTAGATGAAATAGAGGCAGACCTATCCCAAGGAATTTTGACTATATCAATACCAAGGAGTATACCTAAAAAAACCCTAATAAAAATAGGTGAAAAGTAATAAAAATGGAGGGGCAAGTCCCCTCCATTTTTATTTAACGAAGGTCAAAAAGGTAGAGAGTAGTTGCCCAGGAAGAAGAAAGGACATTTGGTGGCTCCTCCTCAGCTTCAAGCTCGTCACTAGACTCAATTGCTGAGTCTAGAAATCTCTTAGCGTGGAAGTACGCTTCTAGGAGTGGCCGGGTGTGGAAAGACCAGTTATTGTTGTGCTCCATCTTAAAAGAGACACCCGTACCCTCAGACACTATTGACATAAATAGAGAGTTCATTTCCCTGTCAGGCAGAAGTGACTGGAGAGCAGAAACTATATCCTTCGTCCATTCCTGGATTCTGTATACCTTGAAGGAGTTATGGTAGAACCTATAAAATAGGTCTGCTTCTCCCCATTCGCTCTCTACAGAGGACTTGATCTTCCTAAGATCGTCGACCTTGCTTGTAACTGCTTTGAACAGAGAAGTCTCTAAATACTTTCTAGATTCCCCGTCAAGGTGCTCTTCGGTGTAATCAAAGACAAGGGTCTCGTCTTCTTCACGTTCCGCCATTATTGTTTTTATTCTTCCAAATTTTAGGTAAAATGAAGATAGGGGAGGGTGCAAAATGTCACCATCCCCTATCTATCAACTAGCAGTAATAGCCCAGGCAGGCTTCTTCAGTAGGTCGGTCTGTAGGATCTGGTCAACGAGCATAACCCGAGGGGTACGCGCTCCCTGAGAAGACACGCCAACAGGAGTGGAGGCAATAAGGTTGTGTAGGGTTCGCGGAACCTGGTACGGATCACTAAACACTGACTGCTCAACCTCAAAGCAAGGAATCTCCAGACTAGCTGCTGTCTCCGTCACGCAGTGACGCCAAGAACTTCCTACCTTAAGAAGACCAAAAGCCACAGGGTTCAATCCTGACTGTTGAACTGCACGAGGGAAGTTAGCAGCACCCTCATCACCTACGAAGATGAACAGTGCATCCTCATCTGCGCTAGGAGGGTACTTGGAAAGAAGACGAACGCCAGTAGCGTAATCGGTTCCTCCTCCGGCGCCATACCCACGGAAGGCGGCACGTACACCTGCGTGGGAAGCATGCTGGATCTTGATCTCACGTGCTACCGTGTTGAAAACACACACGTGAACTCTGTCCAATGGGAATGCCTGAACAAAGTTTTCCAGACATGCCTTTGCTTCATCCAGGGACTGCTGCATAGACCCCGAGATGTCTACGAAGAAGTAGATGCGCATGTTGCGGGAAACTTCTTCCACCTTCTTCTGTAGGGCAGCGTCTGCGCCTTCCTTCAGAACCTCGACAACTTCTCGTCCCTTTACGTTACGAGCAATGTTACGGGAACGTTGGTCTTCTGCTGCACGGACTGCTGAACTCCACCGTTCCTTGATATCCTGTACCTCCAAGAGTCCAAGAGTCTCAAGGGTAGGAGTAGCAATAACAAGGTCCTTGTCAGACAAACACCCTGACTCAATGGCAGCAGCCATGACTGCGCGGGTAACACCAACCGATACAGGAACACGTGAAGTGATGACCTTGTAGGAAGGCTTCTCGGAAACAATCTTCTGACAGATCTGTTCCTCCGTTAGATCGTCCCAGGAGTCCTGCTTCTGAATCTGGACACCAAGAGCAACCTCTCGGCGACCGTCAGGAGCTTGCTTCTGCTTCCAACGAAGAATCTGAAAGAAGTTTTCCCCTTCGGGCTTGTACCCGATGATCTGAGAGAGTCGAATAACACTCTTACGGAAACCAGCCTTGACAAGACCCTGTAGAACAGGAGGATTCTGCTCGCGGAACCGCAACCACTTCTCTACAGCCTTGGGCCAGCGACCCAAGAAAGGGTTACGATTAGATCGACCAAATCCGAGCTGACGGTTGACCTCTGCAACACCGTCCTGAATGAGGACCTCACGGACACGAAGTAGCATCTTCGGGTTGAAGTCACGTCGTTCCGAGCGTAGAAGTAGCATAGCCTCTCCCACGTCACGGTAGTCCTCGTCGTAGAAGAGAACTTCACCGTTCTCTACCTCAGGGTCTCCCTTTCGGGACTGGCACAGCAAGAAGGCAGCAAGAATAACCTTAAGGTCGCGATGCTCCTGGCCAAACGCATAGGAGGCCCATCGTGCAGCAAACTCATTGTCCATTCGCCACAACTCTGCCACCTGGTTATACATCCAGTGAGCAACCTCAGGAAAGATTCCTGCTGGACGGTACTGTGCGACTACACTACGACCTTCCGTGATAGATCCATCCTCCCCAAGAACACCTACACGAGTGCGGGTGACACGGCGGCCACTCTTAGAGAGAGCGTAGACAATCTTCTGCCCGTTCTCTTCTTTGTGGGTTACAGGGGACCAGGAAACGCCGATACGTGTGCGTCCGTCTTGCTTTACCATTCCTGGACGGTTGTGGTAAAGGTGGTCGGTATGACTTAGAAGCGACTGTAGAATTACCTCAGCCGGTCCCTTACTTTCTTGTTCCATTACACTAATACTTTCCGAGACGAGTAGAGGGTTACTCTTGTTGTCTCTGTGAGCCTATAAATAAAGAGGGCGGACCCGGTAGGATTCGAACCTACGACCGTTGGTTTAGAAGACCACTGCTCTTCCTCTGAGCTACGGATCCAAAATGGAGCACAAGACTAGCAGGGGCTCCGTGGGAAGTCAATCACTTTCTGAAAAAAACTCTATCTCTTTCTCGTGTAAGGGAGAAATGATGTTAGCACATCCCTTCAAGAATGCAAGGTGATTACTGTAATCTACCTGTTGACTTCCCTGACCTGTTGTTGGTACCCATGTACGTCTAAGCATCTTCATCCAGTGCTGAATGAAAATAAGTTGACTAAGTCTATTGAAAGCTAGGGGGCTATCCGACTCCATAGAAGGAGTAGGAGCGTCAGGGTCAAACCCCGATCTTTTTAGAAGATCTAGGATAGGGCCCACTTCGCTGTTTTCACTACCCTCCAATAGAGTTGCCAAATCCTTTTGGGTACGTAACGTGGAAGCTACCCAAGAGCTTCTTCCTGTGCTAGGAAAAGAGTAGCTGAAGATTCCTGATATACTAGAGATAGGAATGGAATCATGCTCACGGGCCAACTCAGGAGAGTAGCTGATCGAGCTATATCCAGCGTCATAAACTAGGGGCATGCCTAGGGCCATGTCCCACACGTCACGACGAGCCATGATCATCTCAACTGGAAGAGTCCTAGAGGGGTCTTCCTTGGTACGACTCTTATCATCAATAAAAAGAGCAAACTCATGCAAAAGAGTAAAAAGAACAGTAAGGTCGTTGACTGGATCCTTCCAATCAAAAGAGGACCACTCTGCCATTCTGTTCTCAACAGGATGGCGTTGACTATTAATGGTGTCTAGCCACTGCTTGATTATCACCTCTTCCCCCTGGATGGTCCCTTCCTTAGCTTCCGGCCTTCCGTAAGAGTCGTACTCTCCGTAGAGGGGTAGCACAAAGGGTACCCACAAGTCAGTAGGGTGCACACGTCCGCTGTTATCAAACGGAGACTTGTGAATAAGAAGGGCAACAATAGGATCCCCTGCCTCGATTGGCAGGTTCGACATAAAGCACGTCTCTGTCCAACAACCCATTAATAAGTCTTTCTAATTTAGATGATAATTTAGATGGCAGTCCCGGTAGGATTCGAACCTACGACCTTCGGCTTAGGAAGCCGCTGCTCTTCCTCTGAGCTACGAGACCTCGTTACCTTCTCTACCATGAGAAGGGTTTCACACCGGTCTAGACAGGATACTCTCTCACCCGGATATTCTCTGGAAACTCGCTTATGTCCCCTCCCTTTTTGTCCCTCAACTTTGCTTTTAGTCTAAGAGGTACAAGAGGACTGAGTCGTTCAGACTCTGTCTCTTCTGGCCACAGAGTATCCTTGTTCATGAGAGGAAAAGACCCCCATCTGTTTCACAAATAGCTTGAACCCTAGTGACCTTGACTCCTCAACCAAGGTAGAAGCCCAAGCGGGATCGAAGGACCGGGCACCAGAGCCGCTTTCTCCGCCTGCGATTATCCAATCCGGTACACCAGACCATTCTTTTGAAGACAAGTGAGCAGCAACAGATAGAGGACCCAGAGCGGGCTCATAAGAGACAAACTTAACCTTAGCGTAAGTATTGTCTAGAAGAGGCCATCTTTCGTCAAAGTGATTCTGGTCCTCAGCAGATATACCTAACCAAACGTTTTCATACCCTTCTCCCCAATCGGAAGGAAGTCTGTTCGATATGAGGTGAGGTCTCTTGGTAAGGATCTGATAGATTATGTTGGGAGTCTTACGGACAATAGCCCATGCGTCGTCTCGCCACTCATCTGCCTCAGGATGAAACCAGTCAGACCAAGAGCAAGTAAACACCCTAAGGGATTCCCCGGCCTGAAGGTTCTTCGACCAAGAAAGAGGCTTATTGAACGTACCTGACTTAGTTCTGGTAACCAAGGTAGGATCCATTCCGTACCTTTTCTGGTCAGAAAACATGTAACAATTTTTACACCCAGGAGAGACTTTACTACATCCTCTCCACGGGTTCCAGGTGTTATCTGTCCACTGTATCTTTGTGTCTTCTGCCATTTATCTGGTATCTAATAGTTGTGTAGGATAGTAGCTATAGAGTCATTGTCACTCGATAGATCACATTCTACTAAATTAGTAATGGAGTACTGAGAACTCATTCCGATTATGATAGAAGGAACCTCAGATGGAAGTGATCCTTGTATCTTACGTGTAATGTAATCAAGAGACGTAGAAAGTAGTCTACCGGAGAAATCTTCTGTTTGTTTATGCAACAGAGGAAACCCTTTATTAGTGTACAAGGTGTACTCACCGCCAACAAAAGAAATGACACCTACGTTTGTGTGTTCTATATCTTCAGGGCTAGGAGAAAACCCAACTACAAAGAACCCTTCCACGGAACCTAAGAACGACTAGACTTTACAAGGTGAAGCCACTCACTCATCGAATAAAATGAAGGAACACCCTCGTCTGAAAGATGATACCAGCCGTCTTCTTTTCTGGAAAGGAGCAGAAGCTCGGATCTCTCTTCCAGGGAAAGGCAGCTGTTCTTACCTAAAGCAGCTCCCCATAAGAAAAAAGAAGTATCTTGCTCCCATCCATCTGGGCTTACTTTAGGTACCATCTTTCGCATTAAGTGCAATAAACTATTACTCATTCTAGATGAGCGTCTTCATTTAAGACGCAGTAACATGCGTTCTCGTCCCAGTGAGCATCAGGAAGACATCGCTCAGGGGCACATTCAGCGGGAACTTCTCTACATGTTCCTCCGAAACAAGAAGTGCGAGTAGAAGCAGAACCACAGCCAATAAGAATTAAGCTTAGAAGAATCTTATACATATGAACTAATATAGTGTCTCATCCTATCCCCTTTTTTAGATAGGAAGTCACGAGGATAGCACTCTGGATGGACGTTGTCCAGGGCAGTCAGAACTATTTCCTTGTTTTTAGGATTTGTCATATTCATGAAGAAGGTCCTTATCGTGAAAAGGAATGACATACCAAGAGGAACGACAGTCTGACGCTCAAATCTACAGAATATATTCTGATCCGGGGGCTCCCAGGTCCAAGAGTCTTCAATGCCCAAAGACGGATGTATGTTTAGTGTCTGGTGGGACCGGAAAGACAGTGCACCTACGCGCTCCACCGGTTCAGGCATAGACGAAATGCTTCTTACCATCTTGGAGGGGTCTTTGATCACAAGAGATCCGTCTCGATTAACGACTTCCTCATGAATCGAATGAAAAGATTTATCCCTGGCCCAATCAACAGACCAATGACTGGCTGATGCCAAGGCGATCTCAACAATTCCGTCATCCTTGAAGAGAACCAGGTCACACTCAACCTGCATAGAAACCCATCTAAATAAGGTTGGGAGACCTCCTAGAGTGGAGTTGCAGCGTAACGTCTCAAAGGTAGCGGGATCAAAGTCTATTGTTTCTCTTGAAAGAGTACACGTAAGACGGTGCGCACCATCTACTTCTTTAATATTAAAGAGACGGGGATGCTTAGTTGTCAAGTCCTCTACTAGGTACTTATAACAGGAATACCTATCAAAATAAGGGTCTACTAAAGAATAGTCATCAAAAGAGGCTTCTGCTTGGGAAATATTGTTCTTCCTAAACTGGTTCCAGTAGGTGTCAAACATGAACACGGTGTTTCTCCTATCTGGAAGGTTAGAGAACTTGGTCATCTTAACGGAGGACCGTGGGACACTTCCACTATGGAGCGGACATATTTTTAGGTAATCATCCATTATACGTCTGTACCTCAACTGGTTTAAGTCTGTTAGAACTGAGCCATGAGCTTACGGTATTTGTAATATCGTGTTCTTCACTTTCCACTTCCAAGTAGACAAACCATTCCCCACAGGAAGAAGAGACGAAAATATCAACAACAGGTCCCGATGGACGCAGTTCCTCAGCCATCTCCTCGCTTATTGGGTATATTTGAACCTCTAAAGTTCTAGTACGCATAGTGCGACCTCTTATCAACATTCTTAGGAAGGTTAAAGTAAGAGTATACCTGCGAGTTCGGTTCTGAAAAAACTAGAGAATGAAACAACTCCCAAGTAGCATCCCATACGTGAGGTATATTATTATCCCACAGCTCAGAAGATACAGCGTCTTGGTCCAACCAGAACACAAAAACAGGGTCCATAGACGGATACGGAGGCTGCTGAAAAACAGCTAGGCTTAGCTTGAAGCCGTAGTTCGAATTTCCCATACCAAAGAAAAACTCAGGAGAAGATACCAATCGAATGATCTCTTCTCTGGTCGCAAGTGTGGAAAACGTGTGAGCCTCTGACAAGGACGGTCCAATGTCTAGATCGTAAGCAAGGGAAACTTCTCTTACGATGCTAAGAAGCTGAGTAGGTCCTTCTGATGCAGAAATTCCATGGTCCTGGATGCTACGTGATGCGTTCCTACATTCTCGCCTAGACATCGTGCACATCTTGTGGACTCTGTCCGCGCTACCTACGCCCTCTTTTCTGGCAAAGAAGAGAAACTCTATCTCATTCTTTACTGAGGAAAGAAGAGGGCTATCCAGGAAATGTGTAAGGGCTCTGACGTGGGGGTCCATGTGCTTCTACTATCAGAAGGGTAGATACTAGTCAAGGTATCGCTCAGCAAGACAGGACAACGCTGAATAAACTGCGATACACAAGCAAAATACACCTATAAATATGTCAATACCTGCCACGGCATTCTGGGTAAGGTGATATGCACCCAGACCAAAACCTACAGAAGAAAAGAAGGACATAGCAACCATCCAGTACATCATCACTCCTCTACTTCGTCAGGAATCATTACAGGAGGAACGGAAACCAGAGAAAAAGGAGCAGATACCCAAGGAGACCACACAGAAGCTATTTGGAGAGACTTTAAAACAAATTCCGCAGCTATGGAGGGTTCAGGCCGAGACGAAAGGTCTGGGTAGTGTGATAGAACTAACGCGGATAGAGCACCATAAGCGTAGTGTCTACCTGCTCCAATAGCACAGAAAGAGCGCTTGCTCTCCCACATTCCAAAGTCGTCATCTAGAAAGAAGTTTTTTCCGTTGAATGATAGAATGAAGCCCGAGTCTTTGATCTCTTGGTATCCGTTGGTCTCACCAACACAGCCTGCCTCTTTCATGTATTCGCGGATCTCCTCTGACAAATCACCACGTATCCACTCCTCCGTCACTTCCTTCTTTTCTAGGACATAGTGACAAAGGGCCTTTTTGAGGACCTGTTCGTTTCTAACTGAACCGCAGATACCAACTCCCACGGGACCCACAGTGTAAACCTTGTCCTCGAAGCACAAGTCGCTTACCTCACTGTCTCCGCAGAAGGAGTCACCGCCAAGAATAACAGATCCGTCAGAACAGGATATAGAAACAACTACAGTCATTGCATTTCTTTTTACAAAGAAAAAGACCGCAGATAATAACTTAGGTATTACAGTACAAAATAAAGTCTAGTAGTGTAACTTACCGTCGTGTCTCTACAACGTAGTCGCTGGTATCCACCCCGAAAACTCCGAACCCTGCTGGGTAGTTGGCGCCTGCGGGGTCCGGTGAGGTAGTGACCCACCTAACAAATTGATCGGTGGGAACGGTAGTACGGACCCGGTTCACGTACTGAGAAACGCCGACCGTCCTAGTTGCACCCTGTAGGGGTAGCCACTCTACATCCTCAAGAGGAATAAGGTCCATTAAGTCCAAGTGGTCAACATCCGCCATATCAAATCTGCACTGGGTAAGAGAAAGCATCCCATGGGATGTATAGATCATCACCAACCCTCAGGAAATCCTGGTTGGTGTACGTGGGCTGGTTTTGCCCTCGTGTAAATGAGGGAAGTTGTATTGAGCTGGGAAAAGTAGCAGTCGCTCCTTGACCTCCGTGCTGAGCCCAGAAGAGATCTTGAAGCACGCCCTTCGGGAACTTTGTAGCCGCGCCCCCCTTTGCCGCGACGATGGGGTAGCGACTCACGAGACCAAAGTCAGTCACGACGGAGAAGGGACCCACAGCGGAAGTGCCAGGCTGTGTGCCGCCCCCCGGCTCTCGGAAATAGTAGGGCTTGATGTTGTTGGTTCCTAGGAACGCTTCGGCGCCGCCGCCTTTGTCGTAGTAGCCGAGCCAATCGACCCCGCTCGACTTATCGCCGGTCCACGCTTCCATGTAGATGACAGGGTCCAAGTCTGTACCGCGCCACACGTTGAGTGGGAACATTCCGAAAATGCGGTGATTCATCGTGCTGGCTGCTGCGTAGGGCCGCGCACAGAACCCAAGAAGATGTGCTGCTGACTCGTAGCGAACCGCGCTGTCTGTCCCTTCGATATAGTCGCCTCCTGGCGCGTCGTCGCCGAAGAGAAAAAGCTGGTGTACGCCCGCCTGATCGAAGAAGTTTCCTTTCGTAGACCCGCCCGTCCCAACGAGTTGCTGCTCTTCGGCGAGCGGAGGGCGTGTGTCTTCGGTCCCCGAAGGCACGGGAGGACTCGCAGCAAGGCGGCTGACGTATACCGCCATCGCCGCAACCGTGCTCCCTCGCTGGAACGTCAGAACGCGAATGCCGGGCGCAGGCTCCCTGATGCACTGGTAGGCGTTGTTATAC